GAGCTGATTTTGCCAGAGATACTGGTCAATTAATTGATACTTTTCAAACTGATTTTAAATCAGGAATTGCTAGTGCATTTGGTGAAGCCATCAAAGGAACTAAGACACTTAAGGATGCATTTAGAGATATGTTCCAAGGCATCTTGAATAGAATGCTTGATAAGTCTTTAGAGATGGGAGTTGATGCTTTATTCGCTTTTGGCAAAGCTGCTGCAACTGGCAGAAAAGACGGTGGCTTAATCAGGGGCTATAATTCTGGAGGTATGGTCGTTGGCGGCTCTGGAATGAAAGATGATGTACCTGCTATGATGAGTGGCGGTGAGTTCGTCATCAAAAAGTCTTCTGTTAAAAAATACGGTTCTGATTATTTAAGAGCCTTGAATGGCGGACTTGTTCCCAAATATGCAGTAGGCGGGTTCTCAATGGGGCCATTGCAAAATGAGTTCTTATATGACAATCCTGATCGTCCAACTTCTGGAGAGTTTGCTGTTGATTCTAGACTATCAGCCGCAGCTTTAACTGACGAGAATAATCCTCAAAATAGACTAAGACAAGATCGCTATGAAAAACTTGATCAATACTTGCAAGACAGATCGCAGTATGAGAAAGACAAACAACAAGCTATTAAAAATTATAAAAATCAAGTAAATAGCACTTTCTATTCAGGTCTAACTGCTGCTGCTGTTCAATTGGGTGCTGCTGGTCTTACAGTCGGAGCAGCTAATATGAGAACTAGTGCAGCAGCGTCTGCTGCAAGAGGTCTAGAACCCGGAGGTAACTTAACTCAAGCTCAATTAAATGCTCAATATGCAAGAAATCTTAGATCAAATGGCGGCTATATAGCTAGATTTGCTGGTGGTGGATCAACAGGCAAAGATAATATTCCTGCTTTATTAATGGGTGGTGAATATGTCATGAACAAGAAAGCTGTAGATATGTACGGCAGAGACTTCATGAATCAATTAAATACTGGCACATTGCCTAAGTATGCCAGTGGCGGAATGGTTGGCACAAGCTATACAGCAGGTCAAAATACGCCTGAATCTAGCGTGACCGAACTAGTCGCTGCTCTTAATACATTGAATGAAAACCTTTCCAAGGGCAATGACATCACCCAAGCTGAGTCAGGTAAAATTTCTGCTGCTGGAGCAAATCAAGAATCTGGAATGTCTGTAGTTAATAACATTTCAATTAATGTTGCTCAGACTGGCGAAGTCACTTCTGAAGCTAATGCTACCACTCAAAATGGCGGCTCTAATACAAACAAAGATCAGAACAATATTCAAAACAATGCTAAACTTGCTGAACTGCTCAGAAGCAAAGTCGTTGAAGTATTGGTCGAGCAGAAGAGACCCGGAGGATTACTTTACGCCAGCAGATAATTCTTTAATCTTAGAGTCTATAGTTAGTATAGCCTGATTATAGATTTGCTCTATATTATTGTCTTTGGCTAATGGTAGATTAAGGAAAGGAGTTTTCTCTACCTTTACAATAAATGCTTGATTCAAGTATTCTTTACCCGTAGCCTTATTTAATGTAATGCGGTATCGTTTTATATAGACTTCTCCTGTAAGGAAGTCGTCTTTAATCTTTTCATTTAACATTACAAGAGTAGAAGCGTTTTCTCGCTTTACGTCTAATACAGAAAAAAACTTGAGAGCCTTCTTGTTGTCTTTGCCCAAAATCAAGCTTACTTTTGCGCCTTTACCAGATCCGCCTTCTAATTCTGCTTCAGTAAAATTTTGAGTAAATTTTCCATTGTTAATTAAATGGAGTTCAGTAATACCACCATCACTATTGACAGCTTTAATTTGAAGGACAGCTTTTTGGTTTTTATCTATAGACGATTCAAAGTAAGAATTTTTACCAATAGTTACATATTCATTTACTTTATATCCAGATCCAGATTCAGTAATATCATTAATTAATGCAGCATAGTAAAGAGTAAAATAACAATCAATAGTATCTCCATCTAAAATTAGATCTTTAATTGTACCGCTAAATTTAATTAAAGAATTTGACTCTACAGTAAAAGGCTTGCTGTAATTAATGACAGCAGTTCGCACAACGGAGAACTTCTCTGGGTTGCCAATAATTTCTATTTCTTTACTGGGTTCTATTGTGGACCAGTTTGCTAGGTTGTTAGAATATATGTATTCGTCGCCAAAAGAAAATAATACATCCGTCATATGTTACATTATATTGCCAATCACTGCTTTTACAATAGGATGTTTTGCGCTTTCTGACTCATATCCGCTTATTTTAATCTCTGGATCTGAAATATAACCACAACCTAATTTCTCCATTGTTAAAGAAAGCAATTCTCCTTTTGAGCCTCTAACAGCATGAGCAGAAGCGGTTAAGCCGTAGTTGTATTCGGTTTCTTCAGGAGGAGAGATGGTGACGCAAGGAACTGGTTCTGAGCATCCATATCCGGGGTCAATAATTTGTATATCAATAATATTACAAAAGGCGTTAAACTTGTTTATCTTTTCGCAATCATGAATGTGTTGCATTTCAGTTCTACAAGAGAGTTCTCTTAGAAACTTTTTGTTATTTTTAATGACTTCTGTTTGTTTATTGTTGGGGGTCTCTAGAGAGATAATGAAGTCAATATCAAGCTTCTGCAATAAAGCATTTCTTTTTGCAGTCATTTCTTTAACTTTTTTATCGATGAGATTTTCTTTTTTCCATATAGAGTTTCCATCAGGAAGGAATTTTCTATGCTCTAATATGCTTTGGTCAATGTGCTTTTCTAAAGGTACAATATAGTCTACAACTTCATACTCTATTCCTACAAGCTTTAGGCGATCTAAATTTTCCATCAAGTCGAGAGAAGATTGGAGATATTTATGACTGCCATTTATAAAATATACGATATAGTGTTTCATTTTAGTAAGTTATTACTATTGATAGTTCTAGTGCTTGGATATGGAAATTGTATAATGGAAATAATCTACCGTTAGATCTTGCGGACAAATGTGCGAAGGCTAAATTTTTGGCACTCTTGAATTTCCAGAAAGTTGGATTAGTTATTGATGCATTAGCAGAATAAGAAGAAGCGTTGGTGTAATAATTTGCATAAGGAACATTTTTTAATGTAACCCTAATTACGTTATCGTCTCCCGGTATTATTTGTGTTTTATCTACTTCACTAGCCACAAAATCTTCTCCAATAAAGCAATATACCTTTATAGCTTTTGTCTTGTTAACGTTTCCAATTGTAAAGAAAATAGACAAAGATTCATTTTCTAATACTGGAACTCCAGCATAGAAAGAAGAATTTGCTATACCAAAATTAAACGAATTAGCTGTTTGCTGATTTATAGTATAAACAGTGAAATTGTTTGGTTCTGCATTTATCAGCATTTGAACATTTTTAGTATTGACTCCAAGTTCAGAAAAATTATTTTCAGGAGTAACGTTTACAGCATTAAAAGATGAATTGAGCAATCCGTCATTTAATAAACTATTAAAATTGCTTTTCGCATTTTCTTCAGTATTCGAATTTGAGGCATTTATAGGAATTAGATAAGTATTTGTATAATCAGGAATTAAACTCTTTATATTTCCAGTAAACGTGCTGTTAGTTAATCTTGTTATAGAGATGTCAAAAAACTCTTCGTTTCCTTCGCCAAAAGAGCTATTGGTTATTTTAGCTTTAGACTTAAAGCCATTGGCTGTTTCTGATTCTACTGCTCTTAAAGAAGTAGCGTTCGCGTCAGCAACTAAAGCTCTTGTAAAAATTTTATTACCATTTAAAACATAAGCTCTCTTGCCAGTGGGTATTTTCGGTGATAATGACGCATTTGGTATATTGTCTCTATTTTGTAAAGAGAGTTTATAATAAGCCATAGTGTCGTCTGGATCTGAAGATAATACTCTATCATCTTTAGCTCCTGCTGCTAAGTTTGCGTTTGTAGTAGGCTTATAAATTACGCTCTTTCTAGAAATTGCATAAGCTGGCGAAGGGAGAGTATTTACGCTAGTATCAAATATGTTTTCAGTTAGTATAGTCTTATTAATTGTAAAATGCAGATATCTAGTATCAGCATCTTTCAACACAGACTCTAACGAGAAAGATAATGGAGTAGATGATTCTTGTTTTATAACAATTGGGTCACTAATTTGAGGGTAAATTTTACCTATGTTATTATCTTTATCAATGAAAGAAGAATAATAGTCTAAGATATTTCTTGCTGTTGCTGCATTTGAGTTAAACTGCCAAGCGAACATGAATGAATCTACAGCTATCAAATAAGCATTGTATTGAGTAGAATCAAATCCCTTACCATTGTCATCGCTTAAGTCATTGAAATTAAATATAGATTGGTTATTTGGTATTGTTATAAAGTGAGAGTCAACGATTTCTTTTCCAGTATTATCGTTAACAGACAATGGGCTTCCATCAGGATTGTGATTTATTGAATTCTTTCCAAATTCAAATATATTTTCACTAGGGATTAGTAATAGATAAAAAGCGTTAATAAAAGAACTCGCTGTATCTTGCTGAATGGTGAATTTTAATCTATTTGATCCTTGACTTGTGACAATAGAGTAAGTCGCTCTTGTATCTTTTAAAATTGCATTTAAAGACGTTTTTAAATCAGCGTCTTGATTGTCGTAAGTTACTAGTAAAAATCCATCTACATTCTTAAAATCATTAGAAGTAGATTTCATTCCAACATCTGTAAATGTCATTTTATCAATTGCCAAAGAGAAATTCCTGTACTTAGCAAAAACATTTGAAGTTTTGTAGTTATATATATTATCACTAGTTTGATCTTCATCAAACGTTAAATAGTCTTCCCAGTTTGAAACATTAAGGTACTTGTTGTAAACAGTGCCAAAAGCATCTTTTGTATCTACTTTCTCTGGTATTATTGCTATTCTATAAGGGTAATCAAGATTGTTGAATTTATTTGGATTCTTTATGAATTGCAAGGGGATGTTGAACGACAAAGACTCTGGAGCTTTAATAGATTGAATTTGAGAAGGTGTTGTTGACTGAAAGTATTGTGCTTTCGTTAAATCAATCGGAGAAGTAAAACCGTAAACTTTATTATTCAAAGTGATAGATGAGTTTATGTTTACATCGTCATAAGTAATCGCAACAACTGGAGAGACGAATAATTCATTTGAGTTTTGAGAATTTGAAGCTTCAACATAAGTTAATGGAGAGCTATTATTAATATTTGCTCCATAAATTCTTATAGAACCTTTGATGTTGCTCTTGTCTAGAACAGTGTTTACATAAGATTCATAAATATCGATTGGAACAAATTTAAAATCACTAGAGCTATTTGGGTTAAAGTCTGATCCATAAAAGGCTTTGTTAAATATTTTGAAGCCTATCGTAGTGTCTTTTATAGAAGAGTCATAAAAGATTTCAATCAATACTTTGCTTTGATCTATTACTCCATTAGCCTCTGCAACGCCAAGAGTAAATAATGCTCTTGAAGGGGCAGAAGCTTCTGGTGCTGGTGGTTTTGCTGGCGTGATATTTAATCCAGACTCTATTTGAGCATATTTTAAGTGATACATCTGTGAACCAATTACTGTATAGTTAGTTCCTTCCGTAGACTCTTGTATTCTAAATACTCTATAGAAATCATAATCGCTATCAGTAGATCCATTAAGATTTCCAGAGTTTTCTAAAGCCCAAGTTATTGATTTAGGAGACATTCCAGACGCTCCAGTAAAATAAGATAGTCCAGTTACGTTTAATCCAGAAGCCATTACTGGTGCTAGACCCGTAATTCTAATTGAATCATAATATTGACCAGTAATTAAGTTGCCGCTTCCTACTATGAATGAATTAGTAAGAGGCTTTCTGTAGTCATTATAATCAAGGTTACTGGTAACGATACTGTTTCCTGCTGCGTCTTTAAAACTAGGATCTAGATTATACTTGGGAGAAAGTATGGTTAGCTTATAATTTTGATTTCCAGAAAAGTTAAAATCAAGTTTTCTATCTAGAGTTAGTATTCCAGTAGTTACATTTGTGTCTCCAGAAATGTTAATATTATTTAATCTTCCGCCTACTGTTTTGTATTTTCTATTGTAATCGTAAACTTTAATTACGTCTCCGGGTTTTAAGTATACGCACTCTGGACCAGCTTCAAAAGAAACTGTTTCTGTTTCATTGTATTCTGAAGCCAATAACCATCTGCCAAGTCTTTGAGCTTGTCCTCTGCTTGTGCATCCGAAGGCCGTTAATTCAGTTTCTTTAAATCCAAATTTTCTAACAGCCTCAATATTCTCTACATATTCTACTGCTGGTTTATAGAAATTATTTTTATCAATGTATCTAATATAGACTACAGAATTTCTGTCTTTTAATGATGTGGATTCGTAAGTAAAATTACCATCAGATACATTTGAATTAGTGAAAGAATAAATAGGGGTATCTTCTGGCATATCATTTATAGCGTAAATGAATCCATTTGAATAATAGAACATTCCTCTAAATACAGAAGCCATATCAGACAACACTTTAAGAGCATCGTCTTGTGTTTGCAAATAGACATTACATGTAAATCTTGGTTCTACTCCTCCAAATCCATCTGAGACAAGCTCATCGCAGTATTTAGCTATCTGATAAAGAGACCATTTGTCTACGTCATTTTCTGTAACATAGTTGCCTACTCCATATCTTTTATTTGTTAAAAGATCGTAGAAGCACCAAGCTGGATTATCCGTCCATTCTTTTTCAGTTTTAAATTCTCCATCCCAATAATCATTTGATGTAGAATAAGGTAAAACTCCTACTACATCATAAACAGTGGTTTTCCTAGAAAGACCTTCTGAGAAAAGATTTCTTGCAAATGCTTTAGACAAAGAAAGTCTATCAAAATCAATTTGATTTACTCTAATAGAATCAGCATAGCCTTCTATTTTGCCGCCGAAACCAGCGGGTGATGTAAAGATTTCTATTTGATTATTATTAGTTATGAAATAAGAAGGAATAAAAGGTCCAGTTTTTGTATTTACTGCGTCGTAAATTTGTCCAGCAGCAAGAGGGATAAGCACTTTAACTTCACTCTGAGAAGAGCTTAAACTTACTGAAGTAGAAGAGCCGTCGAATGTTTTATGGTATTCCTGTTTATTGTAGGTATTTAAGGCTTCTTGAGCAAGTGGAGCTATCTGTGCCCTTTGATTTATTTCATTTTGCCAAACAGGATCTGTAGCGGGTCTATATAAAGCTCCAACACAAAGAGTTTGATAAGCAGCATAATTTGAAATATTTATATTGCATTGAATCTGTTTTTCTAGGTTAACTAGAACATCTATCTCTGCATTTAATATGTCTGGGAAGTATTCTTTAGTAAGCCTTCTTTCAATAACAGGAACAAAAGTTGAAGACCTTCCTCCTGTCTGTTGTGTGGCTGAATTAAAATTGCAGTATATATATTTATAACAAGTTTCTGGCAAGTTATTAATATCGCTACTATAGGAAGTGTCTTCTTTAAAGCTTACTGCTTTTACTAAATAAAAATCTTTTAATTCTTGTGCTAATGCTTTTTCGTTTCCATCAGCCGTTGCTCTTCTGACTGTGATGTAGTCATTAGTCCAAGTCCTATCTGATATATTTATGTTATTTACTCTACTTGCATTTGTGGTGTACGATATGCTTGGTTTTACTACTTTTGGAAGTATATAGAAACTAATTCTTGTGAAATTTTCTTTAAGTTTGGTTGTTGAATATTTCGCTGGATCTAGGGCTTTTGTTATGGTGTAATTTTTGCTTTCATTTGGAGAAATAACTGTAAGTATTAGACTTACATTTTCTCCAGATATAGTCATAGAAAGATTAAACTGATTACTTCTATGAATTAGAGTATAATTTCCGTCTCCAATGCTTCCTAGTTTAATAAAGAAATCGCAATAAAAACTGCAAAATCCTTGATCTTTTAAAGAAAAGTTTTGTGGGGTTTTCCAATTTTTCCAATATCTCTGAGGCATTAAATCAAATTCATAATAATCCGAAGTAGCCAAACTGCCTCCAGCATAACTATAAGCCTTTGTTCTTTGTCCATTGGCGCATAGAGTTTTAAGAGGCATCTTCAAATAAGTGTTTGATGCTACATTAAGAACGTTTGTATTATATGATCCAGCTACAGATGTAGAGTAAGATAGATTGCTAGAAATTAGATTCCATTTTTTATTTAGCCAATTTCTTATCTTGATTCCATCTGATTTTGATAAAGCTTTATTGTAAACCAATATTTCAAAAACAGTGCATCTACTTGTACTCGCTGAAGAATTAATAGCTAAACCTTTTGGCGCAGCTACTGCATTTATAGGTCTTACAAAGTAGTTAGTATTTTGCCAGAAAATATTTACATCTTTTAAATTACTTACGCTTGTTCCTACGATATAGGTATTTGTATCATTGGCATCATTCCAATAATTAGAACGATTAAATTGATAAAAATTAACAGGCATTACTCCATAGATTTGACTACCTACGGTAAAAGCATTATTAAATTTACCATCAAACCCCAAAACAAAAGTATTTTCCAAACTATAAGAAGAAATTATCCTATTCCTTTCTGTGTTAGTTGCGCTGTCGTGCCATTTACAGACAGCAAATACAGTATAGTTATTACTAGCGTCAGCTAATGGGCTTGTTTCAGTTTGGTAAACGAATCTTGCTTTCTGAGTGGTCGTAAATGAAACACCATAAGTTCCATTCGGGCTTTGCTCTGAATATGTTGATCCATATGTTGGCTTGTTAGCACTTCCATTTGGAGATGCGTAAGTTCCATTTCCTAAAACGCATTTTATAGTTGATCCAGCTACAGTATTGGGCCAATTAGTTACTGATCCTGTTGAAGCAGTTAAAGAAGCGTTACTTGCGTCAAACTGAGCAATTAGTCCATCTGTAATTGGAGGATTAACATTGTCTGAATTTGTATATACATTGTTTTCTCCAATAAAGAAATCTGTTGTGATTACTTTATCAGTTTTAGCGAATGAATTAGTGGCTGTAATTGAAAGTGGAGTTGTATTTCCATAGGTTTTTGTTATTGGATCATAATTAGCAGGAACCTTAACCTTTAATAGTTTAACATCATAAGATCTTTCTGGAATCTTTGAGAAATACGCAGCATTAAACTTAGAAGTTACAATAGCAGAATTTGTATATCTAAACGAAGAAGAGTATATTTCAGTAATGCTTTCTAGATTTATAAAAGAAGCTCTTGAAGAATAAGTATCTTCTGGAGTAATCTTTAATACTGATATATCCCAACCTAGCCAATTTTCATTTTCGCTCAATGAGAGAAACTTGGAAGAGGTATCAAAAATAATTTGTTTAGAATATCCTTGAGTGATTTTTCCTTTCGACTCTAGTTCGAATATTTGAGGGAAAGTGTCTACTGTGACAGTTAAGTCTTTAGAATCGTCAATTACTTTGGCTTTGTCTGAAATTAGATCAAGCACTGCGGAGTTGCTATTATAGCCTTCTTTATAAATTGGAGAAATTCTAATTCTTATTTTAAAGTTATGGCGGATTACAGAACCTACGCCAGCATCTAACGTTTTTCCATTAGTTAATTCAACATCTCTACTTGTTGGATCTAATGTAAATGTACTGCTGCTTTGATTAGCACTTGTTACTCCTTCTATTTTTAAAGTGCCTTCTGATATTGGTTTTAAATCCTGATATTTTAAACTGACATAAAGAGAAGAAATTCTAAAGTTAAGAGAAATCTTTTTGCATTCCCTATTTAAAATGCGATAAGTTCTTTGATAGTCAAGAGCTTCGTCTTCAGTTGAAGCCAGTAAATTTGGACCTCTAAGCCTCTCTCCTATTGAACGAATATAAGAAACATTGTCAAACTCTCCTCCAGATGAAGTCCCTTCTGGGGTTCCATTGGTTGTTTGAATGTTTATTTGCTGGAAGTTGTATTTATCTTGGCTGTCTAAAAGAGGGGTTTGATTCCATTGAACTGATCTTAAATATTTTGATTCTCCATCGCTGCCCACAACTGATGGGTATTCATTATAAGTAACTTTTTTAAATCCTAGGTCTCCAACTTGACCCGAAAAGCTATATTGCCCCTCAAGAAGACCTCCAATTGGTCCTTCTGACAAAAGGTCTTTTACTTTAGCGAATTGATATACGTTATAAGTAAGTCCATCATATACAAATCCCTCGGCATCTTCAAATGCAGCAGTTGGTGCTGGGGCTGTACTTGCTCCACCTCCACCAAAACCTTTTATGTATTTAAAATCTTCAAGATTGTTCATTTTATATATTATTTATTTGGTCTTTTACGTCTGCTGCCGTTGATTTATTATCTAGTTCAATATTATTGACAGATATTTCAACTGTCTGAGATCCTATTTTCATTCTGCCATAACCAATTGGAACTGGACCGCCTTCTCCAAGAATGTTAGAAGGTCCATCAAATAAGTAGTTTGGCTTGCTGCCATCTTCTTGGATTTTTCTAAAATCATCAAATTTTGGAGGTGACATCATTAATAACGTAACACCTGTTACGGCTAATCCTATACCTGCTCCAATTAATGCTCCTGACAAAGTTGCGCTTGCTGTAGCAGATAATCCAAGCCCAAATCCAACTGGCGCAAAAACGCCTGTAGCTATTAATAAAACGCCAAGAACTAAAGCTAAGACTCCTTTTGTTGTGTTATTTCCACCGCCACCAGCACCCCTAATAATTGGAACGATATCTAAAGTTTCTAGCTTTTCATTAATCATCACTAATTCAGAATTAATAATAGAATCTGGCTTCTCTAGAGAAATGCTTTCTGGATTCATTATTTCTCTTTTGTTAACAATGACTTTATATTCTACGCTTTTTTCTGCTGCTCCTATTAGATATTTTAAGAGCTTACCTTTAGACAAGACCTGAATAGCTCGCAATGCTTCCTTTATGGAATTTACTTTTAAATTCCAACTTTCTCTTCCTACTTGTTCTGCTATTTCTCCGTGTAAGGTAATACTAGTCATAAAGGTGATGCCTCATTATATGAATTACCCATTTTTTGTGTTGGTTAGAAAGCTTTTCGACAAGAGAATACTTATTTCCGGGGTGATGCAAAATAGTGTCTTCTCCAAGATAAACAGCACAATGTATTGGAAAATTACAAGCTTTTGTTTTCATTATTAGAACGTCATTCTTTTTAAAATTAAAAACTTCTTTAAATCCGTTGTATTCAAAATACCTCTTTAAGTAATCATCTTTTTCTTTTAACGCATCAGCTTCATCTATAAACCTCTTGGTCGCCATTTCATTGTATTCTTCTTCAGATACAGACTCTTTTAGAACTTCTAATTCTGGGCATAGATGGATATTTAAATCATGGCAGAAATAATCTTTTACTAACCAAAGGCAATCAGCAAATCCTAAAAGAAAAGGTCTTTTAGTGTATTGAATTTTGTATCCATTGGGATAATAGATATGGAAAGTCCCGCTCTGTTTATTATAAACTATACAAGGCAAACCTAGTCTTTCCGAAACAATTATATCTGCGTCAGAAATAGAATCAAAATTAATATGGGAATGATAATAAGCCGCAAAATTAGACTGGCTATAAATATCCATCGCAAATTCAGTAGCTGAATTAATGAGATTATCTTTCTTTTGTACCTCTAGTCCATTATCTGTATGTACTAAAACGCCACATACTTCATTATTAGAAGTATTAGCGTGTTCTATGATTTTATTTTTAAGCTCTTCTGTTAGCATAATTGTTTACTCCTTGCAAAACAATAGATTCTTCTCTTCTCTGCGTCTGTTAGTTTTTCTATTACTGACTTTTTATTTCTTGGTTGATGTAGGATATAACCTTGTTCAAGGTAAATACCAAAATGAGAAGGATAGTTGTCTAAATACTTGAATACAATAATATCATGTTTTTTAGCGTTTTCTATGCCTTCTATTTTAATAAAGTTTTCTTTTTCAAAAAACTTATCAAAGTCATCTGATTCACAAAACGCAGTCAACTTGTTTTTAACAAATTCTGGATAGTTTTTGTCCCAATCTGCACCTCTTTCGTAATGAAAAATCTTAACTCCAAATTCTTCATTATAGTAATTTTCTACTATTGATAAACAGTCAGATTGATTTATAACAAAGTTTTTATTTATGTATTTATTATAGTAGTTTTCTGGAGAATATTCTTCAAAAGAGTCTTTTTTTAGTATATAGACTACATTCTTTAGATTAAGCTTATGACTTATTTGTTTGTCTAATTCTGAAAAAGAGTTATTTTGTATGCAATGTGAATGATAAATTCCAGTAATTCTGCCATTCATCGTTGCTTTCAAGTAATCCATTTGACATACAATGAATTCATTTTCTTTATCTTGAGCGACATTCCTGCATGGAAATGCTTCTAGGATATTTTTTCTATTCAGCACTAAAAGACCGCAGCATTCTTCAGGATTTTCCTTTAGCGCGTGTTCTTTTATTTTTGCTTTTATTTCATCCGAAACCATTACAATGCTCCTCTATTGTAATTAGATACTCCATAGAATCCGCCAAAAGGTAAAGCATTTTCTCCAAATCTAATCTTACATCCTTTTATACTCTTAGAGCATTGGTCAGCTATCCAGTATTGTCCATTTGGAGGAGGGATATTCATGGGAACGTTTGTCTTGGCAACAAAATAGAAATTAATATTTTTCTTATTAATAACTACTACGTCGCCTTTGTTATAAGTTGTTGAGAGTTTCCAAGATTCTATTTTATTGGTTCCTACAGTTGTGCCAGAAAAAATTGGCATCTTTGAGATTATTTGGTCGTCTTCAGTGGCGCAAACAGGAGCTTTTTCTCCAGTAGAATCGCTTTTATTTGGTATTGGAGTTATAGTGCCATGAGTATCTTCAGTTAGTTTTTCTTTATATTCATAGAGACAGCCTTCTCCTCTATATTGCCAAGGACAAATATAACTTAATACTCTTCGTTTAGGAAGTTTGGCTCTGTCTAGATCTATAGCACTTGATAGCTCAAATTGAATACTATTTTTGTTTTCAGAAGATTTTCTGTCAAAATAATAAATATCTCTAGGAAATTCGCAATTAGGATCAGGATCAAATCCTTCTGGTATTATAAGTCTATCTGGCGACAGGGGAGAGGTTCCGTCGTTTTGATAGAAATTTGATCTGTCAAGAAATTTAGCAAATGTTCTAATTCTAGTAAACTTAGCTCCAATTAAATCTCCAAAATTAACAGTTCCTCTAAATAAGCTAAACACATCAAGCATATCATCAGAAAAACTGATCTGAACTTTAGGCTTAGGAAATACGCCTCTTGAAGCTATTTCAAAACCCTCTGTAGAAAGTGGAGCGGGTAGATACGCATTTCCTTTCCAATAAATAATATTCCTTCCAAGCTTTAAATTATTGTGGAGGCGAATTACCCTATAATTAAAAACACCAGTTTCTGCTCCCGGCAATGATATTTGAAAATTCTTAATATTAACTACAAACTGAGAAGCAGTATCAAATCCAATTTCAGTTAAGTCCACTTCAAATAAAGAAATTATCGAAGAAGGCTCAAGAGAAAAGAACTCTCTGTTTACTTTTAAAGATGAATCTTTGTCTTGTTGAGTAGCCATAGGATTATGCTGGTACTTCTTCGAACGTAGCCTTTATGGAAAAGTTATTAAAAAATGGATTAGATGAACTCCATCTTCTACAAACAAATAGTTTGGCATCGGTTGACGCAACCGAATAAGGCGCAGATGGGTAGTAAATGAAAGCTGTTTTCGCAGATCTAGCACTTAAAAAGTGCAGTATCGCAGTACATTCATCTAGAGTTAATCCATCAAAGTTCAATTCAAAATTAAGAAGATTAAAGTTTATTTGATCGCTAACTCTCTTTTCGTATCCATCTCCGTATTTTATTACATTAACTTTGGGATCAAAATTTGCTTGAGTTTGATAAGAAGGCTTCCAAATAAACAAAGGGTAGTCTTTCTTGACGACTGGGTGTTGAAAATATCCTCCCCAGTAAGCATCAGTATTAGAGATTACGTTAGAATAGACTGGAGGATTATTTGTGGGTACGCCAGCTTTGGCATAATAGTATCGATTATCTGTATACACAATAATGTCATGCTTATTGTATGCGACAGAATTGCTCCATGAGCTAATATTAAAAATTGAACTAGACATACCTTTTACCTTTTACCAACTTATTATTACACTTTTTTGTGTAAATAATAAAATAAGATGGCATTATCTCGACTAAATAAGCAGAACTTGGATTTTTACTTGAATCAAAGCCAAGTTCATGGCGTTCAGGACATTCAGGCTTCCTATCAAATGCCAGTTCAACATACCAAATATCTTGGTATGAATAGCAGCTTTTACACTCCAGAAGGAGCAAAGACTGCCAATTTGTCTGTAACTAGTTTATTAACAACGTCTAATGATTTTCTTGGTTGCACAGGTGAGGCTGGAAATTATGGCTTCGTAACTAAGAAGACTAATCCTAGTTCTAATATATTATTTGGATTTCAAAGTGGATATTTAACTTCTTATACTTGTGGTGCCCAAATCGGAGAAGTTCCTACTGTTAGAGCAGATTTTCAAATTTTTAATGATGCTGGTTCAATTTCTTCGGCGGGTTCTTTTAATCAAACTAGCTCAACAGCCTTGGTGAACTCAAACACTATTGATATAGGAATAAATGATTTCGCAACGAATAGAGTTAATTCTTTTAATCTAAGTATTGGAATTAATAGAAATCCAAGTTATTACCTAGGCTCTTCTACTCCTTTTTCCGTTAAAAGCATTTATCCTCTTGAAGTGAGTTGTGATTTTAATATAGCTCAGGACAATTATGTGCTTCAAAAGCTGTCTGATTTATCTTATAACTTAAAAAATATAAGTAATTTTTACATTAACACTAAAGATTTTAATGGTAATTCAGTAAATTTTAATTTTGGAAATTCATTATGTTATTTCATTGATGTTTCCGAAGACTTCTCCGCTAGTGTAAATTCTCCTGTAGGAATAACGGTAAGGTATAGAGGTTATCTGAAATAAGGCAAAAGGATGAAATATTTTAATGAGTGTGAAGTAGTATTTAATTCGCGTTTTGGGTCAGGACTAGTTCTGGCTCAGAATACTTCTATTGGAGTAAATAGAAGTATAAATTCTACTTATGTAATCGGAAGACAAAACTCATCTCAGATGTTTAAAACTAAAGCAGATGAGACTAATGTTGAGTTTACTTATTTTCCAAATATCTCTGATCCTATATATAAATGCTTTGATTATATAAAAACAGGGATTTTTACTGGCAGCTTTCCTGAAGCAGTTGTTCCTGTTCAGGTTGTTTTGGCAGGGGTAAGTGGGTCTTTTTATCCTTCTAGGTATTCATTAACAGTAAATCCTAATTCAAAAGTGCAAGCTTCTGTTTCTCTTTCTAGTTTTTCTAATCTTTCTGGAAGTCTTAATGACAAAACTGCAATTAATAATTTAGCCAGTGGATCAGGCATAGCTCATTCGTGGAATGCTAAAGTCTCAGGAACAGCCGCTCTTTATAATGTTTTAGACTTCAACTACGGCATCTCTATCAACTGGAATCCAATTTATTCAGTCGGTCAACAAAGGCCAAGACAAGTTGATTTGTCCGCTGGAGAAGAAACGTTTGATTTTACTGTAGAAAATTTTAATTCAAATTTCTCTAATGCAGACTTATCAACAGCAGAAAATGCTAAGATAAACATAACTACTTTTGGCGGTCAATCAATAATGATTATCAACACTTCAGGAAGCAAGATTGACTCTTCTAATCTATCAATTAATATTGACGATTTCGCTAAAAATAAAATATCATTAAAAAGGAGTTTCTAAATGTTTTTCAACTATAAAAATTGCACATTTAAGCTAAGTGGCGTAGACATACTAGCCACTAATGTAAATATGTCTCTTGATTCAAGTAACACTCCTGTTTATAATGAAGAATTTAAAAAGAACTCTTATACATATTCTCCAGAAGATACAGTAGATACAAGTTTTTCTATTTCTTATTATTTAACTGGGAAAGATTTCGTTAAGGAATATCTTTTAGGCGCAAATTCTGAACAGGGTATTTCTGGAAATTTTTGTGGCCTATATTTCCAAAGTGGTTACGTTACAAGCTATTCTATAAAAGGGTCTCCAGATTCTTTAGCTAAAGTAGATCTTGAGCTTAAAGTTTTTGAAACATTAAAAGGCTCTTTTTCTCCTACTACCCCGGCCAATCTGCCAGAAATTACGCCGTTAAATTTTTCAAATTTTTATCTGTCTGGAAATCTAGATGGTACTGCTTTTGATTCTAACGGTTATAATTTTACAAATTTTAGCTATCAATACCAAAGAGAGGTTCAGAAGTACAATAAAGAAGGAGCTTCTACTTTTGACCAAAGCGGCAGAGCTTATCTTGGAAAGAGGTCTCAATCGGTTTCTTTTGAGATAGATAACTTTAACGTTTCTCTCCCATATTCTGGAGTTCCTTGCGACTTTTATATTTCGCTTCAAACAGGAGCAGTTCCTCTTGATACATTGTCTTTTGCGGGAATAATTTCCTCTAAAAGATCTTCTGTTGAGTCTCAAGGATACATAAGATCTGAGTTCTCTTTAAAACAAGACTTCTCACATTTTAGGCCAGCAATAACTGATTTCACTCCAAGAGTTATATTGCCCGGAGCTACCGTTACAATAAATGGAAGTAATTTTATAAACGTTAAAAGGATTCTTTTTGGAAATGTAGAGGCAGCTTCTTTTACTCCAGTTTCTACTTCTTCACTTACGGCAGTTGCGCCCACATCATTAAAAGGTGCTGCTGCTATTTTCATAGAGACAGAAGAGACGACTTCTTCTTCTATTTTTAACTTTAAAACAAGTGTATCTGTTAATGATATAAGATTATCTACGCAGTTTCAAGGATTATAATATGCCAAGCTACAATACAGGTTTAATAAATCAAAAGATGCGCGTCACGGGCGCGGGTCTTTATGCAGTAAGCGGATTGCAGCTTCCCGGTGCTGGCTTCATTGATTTTTCTTATTACGATGCTTCGCCAGAGTATATCGAATTTAACGTTCCAGAAAACATAGCCTTTGGTCAGGCTAAATTTTATTTTATTACTGGAACTTCAGTTTCTTCTCCAATGTATGTAAGTGGAGTAGACTTTTTTCCAATACCAAGATTAGATGCCATAATACCACAAACACAAGAGGTTGGTCAATTTGTTGCAGTAAGTGGAAAATCATTAAGTGGCGTACAATATGTATCCTTTAATAATATCACTGGAACAAATATCTCTTATCAACCAGATAGTGGCGTTCTATTAGTTAAGGTTCCAAGTGGTTATACAACAGGTCCAATTAGAGTTAGCGGTTACAATAATACTGGAATAGTTTCCGCAGCTAGTGATTTTAATTTCTATGGTCGCATTTATATAAGTGGATTTAGCGATAATCTGCCATATGAAGGAGACGTACTTAGAATATCTGGAAATAATTTTAACTTGTCTTATGTAAATCAAAGCTACTTCCCTGTCAACTTTACTACTTCTGTAGACAATGGAGTTACTGGATTTGTGACTGCTCCTTTTACTGGAGGTGGAGATATTATTTCGGGCGTTGTTCCTGTAAATGCTAATGCTGGATTTGTAACAATAAATTCAAAAGATGATACTACTTTCACTTCCAGAAGTCAAATAACTGTTCTTAAAGCTCCTGTTGTATTTAATGCTTTAAATTACTATTTAAATTCTGGACAATCTAATGTTGCTATCGGTAAAAACTTTAATTACGCTACTGGGATTACTCTAAGCGGACTAAACTATAGACAACCAAAAACTATATTAAATAGCGGAGTTAGAAGTTCTCAAGTTGGGCTTTTTGGTAGATCTTTGTTGTTTAGTGGGAATTCTTATTTACAAATTCCTTCTCCTTCTGGTGGTGATTTTAGTTTTGGAGTAAATCCATTTACTATAGAATTTTCAGTTAATCCATTGCCATACACTTCAACCCCAAGAATTGATATGTTCCAAGATATGGGATGGGATGGAAATGGTTTTTATTTTTATAAAGCTGCTGGAAGTACTAATTGGACATTTTACGCTAGTAATGCAGCTAAAGCAAATATTGCAACTTCTTTGATACCAGCAAATCAATGGACAAAAGTAATAATATCTAGAACTTCTGCAAATGGTGATACATTTGTGGCAATAAGTGGCACTAATAGACAATCTTATTCTACTGTTTCTACTGGAACTCCTTATGCAATAACAGCGGGTAGTGGTTTATTTATTGGAACTCATAATACGGGTTCTTATGGAGCTTATGGAGTAAATCCATTTTCTGGATATATAGAAGATTTCAGAATTATTAAAGGTGCTGGATTATATAGTTCTATTGGTCAAGTAATGACTGGTTCTGGATTATTTGATACTCAAAATACAGTTATATTGCTGCAAGGTAATTATTCTGATTATGATTATAGAGGAGATAGGACTCAATTATCTAAGATTAGAGAAATATCTGGTTATGTAGAAGACTACAATTATGGGCTTTACAACAAGGTCTTCTCAATTTCTGCTTTTGTAAAAAACTCTGTTGGTTCTAGTTTAACTTTCACTGGTACAAATGCTGATGCTGGATGCTACGATATTACGATAAAAAATTCTGGAGGAAGAGACTTCTTGTTTAAGAATTTTGAAATAATAAAAGCAGATCCAATGATAAAAAATGTTTCTACATTTGAAAATTACATTGGCGGTTCAGTAGAAATCATTGGTCACAATATGTATCCAGAAACGCAAATTCTTTTTCAAGACACTGGAGACGCTAATTCACTAATTGAAGCCACTGAAAATTCAAATAGTTACTCTTATCAATCAACTTTTAGAAATACAAAAGATTTAACTATTTCTAACTCCGTAAGGATAAGTAATAACACATCAAAATATGATGACAGAAGCTTCTTGTTTTCTGGAAGCCCCGGACCATACATTAAGTTTTCTATTACTGGTCGATCTCCAAACATTCCTTTAAGTTATGGAAACACTTTCGCAGTGGAATTAGACTTTAGACCATTGGCTAGTTTTTCTTCTTCAGATAAAAAATTCTTGATAGGTAGTCAAAGTGGATTAAATGTCTTTGTCACTTCTAATCAATTAGTCGTATCTGGTATTGATTGGGATGGATTTAATTCAAGCTTTTCTGGACAAATAAATACAAACGACTGGAATCGACTTTCCATTTGCAAGAGTTACTTTAATAGAAGCAGTATTAGTGGAAAGATATTATTGAATGGGGCACCAATTAATTTATCTGGAAGTAGTTATAATTTGAACTTTGCTACTTCTAATCTTGATTTTAGTTTAAATGCCGATAAGAGTTTAAGTAATACAGTTTTTGATATTTATATTGGAAGAGATTACGCAAATACTTCTGCTAATTACTGGAGTGGTTATATAGATGAAGTTAGAGTCGTAAGAGAAAATCCTTATCAATATTCTAATTTTGCTCCTATTAGGAGAGCTAGAAATAATTCAAATACAGAAGTTTTAATTCATGCGAATGCTGGTTTGATAGACGACAATGTTAGAACTTTTGGTTATTTAAGCCTTAATACTCCTAACTTATCTTCAACTAGAAAAACTAATTTAGTATTAGATAACACATATTCTAGAATTACTGGTGGGTTTGATAAACAATTCACATTCCTTAAAACTCCAACAATAACAGGAATATATCCCGCATTATTAACCCAAGGTCAACCAGCAACTGGATACGGAAGCGACATATATTATGTAGGCTCAATTAACATAGGAAGCTATCCTGTTAGCAATTATACTATATCTCAAGATGGTTCAGAGTTTTCCCAAAGAATAGTGTTTACTGTTCCTGATTTTGCTCAAAGCGGCGATTCTCTTTCTATCAATTCTAATTACTATAATTATACTTATCCAAGCGGTTTGCCTATAGCAAGCGGGACTCTTGTTGTAGATGGATTTTCTCCAATAACTGGAGCCACGAATACTTTAATTACTCTATCTGGAAAATTCTTAAATACAGTTACTTCTATAGAACTAGGTAGACAAGACGGTGCTTACAAGGTAATTACGGCTTTTAGAAGACAAAGTATTAGCGGATTAAGCTTTTATATCCCTCAAGTTTATGATATTGCTGATGGGCCAATGGTTGTGAATGGTAGCGCAAGAGTAACAACAACAGATTCTTTAACTTTTGTTAATCCTATCATTTCAAAAATTATTCCTACTTCTGCTTATTTTAATGATTCGATAACTCTGTCTGGTAGCAATTTAAGCAATCTTGATTTTTATGGTATTGGATTTAATAATGAAATAATAAAATATCCTCACGTTATTGCTCCTTCTTCAACTGGGGCTTTGATAAGAGTACCAAGAGACGTAAAGAAAGGAGTTTTTAGATTCTTTACTTCTGGAACTACTGCCGAAATAAAAGGATTTTCTCCTTCGTTTAATCCAAGCACAACTGTTTCTGGTTCAAACGCTGATACTTATAGAACTAGAGATATTATATTAGTTACAGGAATCAATGCTCATAATTTTCAAACAAGAGATCTTTATATTAGTGGATTTAATAATCTAACAAATAAAACAGGTCAGTATTTAATTTCTCAAGCAATGTCAGTTGCTGACATCTCTACCCTTTCTGGATTAGCTCAACCTTATACTGGATACTCTATTCTTTCTGGAAATTTAAATATTGTATCAGATGTTTCTTCTCAAATACCTGACTTAGGATTGCTACTCAGTGGTTCAGATACTATTGGCATTGGAACCACAGTAAGTTCAAATAGTTACATAACTTTAGATGGATACGTTGGAAGTGGTCAGATATTCTTCCAAAGGAATAGTTTTGATGCAGATAATATGTACAAAACTATCACAATTAAAGCTCCATCTATTTCTACTTCGCCTTTAAATATTCTAACAGGTACATATAGATCACTAATTACTTTAACTGGCGAAAATCTTAATTATGTAACAGGAATTAAATTTGAGGGAGTTGGCACTCTTGCTAGAGGAGCTTCTGGAGCAATAGCTACGTCTTTTCCTTATTTAGCAGCCAATTATAAATCAGGAATAACAGTTGTAACTGATTCTAGAGACTTAAATAGTAGCGTCATTTATAAAGATTATGGTCAGTTAAAATTCTATCCTCCATCAATGGCAGGAAAGAATTTGCATGGTAAAGACGTAGAAGACATAAGGCCAATCTCTGGAATGTTTTATCTCCAAACTTATTTAGGAGAAGAGTATCCTGTTACTGGTAATTTTAACTATATTCCATTTATCTCAATTAATGACGCTTATCTAAATAATAACTTAACATATAGACTAGATGGAACAACTCAGGTTAGCGGATGGGACGGCTCTGTTATTACTTTCAATGGTGAAGGAGTTAGGTATTTAACTGGCGTTAATTTCTTTACAAAAGTCAATGGAGTAATAGTAGAAAATTTCCCAACAGTTTTCCAGTTTAATAAAAAACGTGCAAAGATAGACTTTTACAACGCTCCCGGAGGAATCATTACAGGATACTCTATTATTAGCGGAGGCGCAGGATACACGGCGACTTCGATAGGAATGAATCTCGCTACTAGCGCAGGTGGAACTCCAACTATAAATGCAATAGTTTCTTTTATGCCTCCTTATGTAGGTCAAGTTACAGGAATAGATATATTGTTTAATCCAACTGCGCCAACTCAAGATTTTTGGACCGGAAACAACGCTATTGTCCCTTTGCCAAGTTCTGGATTTATACTAAGAAATCCTCCTTCAAACTTAATTTTTTCTGGAGATAACTTCGCTACACAAAGTGGAGATGGTTCTAAATACTATGCTTATTATAGCCCATCAGTTACATTCCCATTGGATAACGGTTTCGTAGTTGGTGAAAAACTAGACATGAGATTAGCTAACTATGGAGCAGTTTATGAAACAAATGATCAACCATTTTTAACTATTCAAAATCCAAATAACTTCGCAAGAATAGCTGACATCATCTTAACTGGTAGCCAATACGTTGGAGAGAATAACTTAACAGTTGGATACGATGAAATTTATTCTAATAATGATGCAGATTTCAATGATATTGACGTACAGCTAAAAACCTCAATCCTTTATCCCACTGGGTATAACGGAAAGAGGTTTATGCTTACTACAACAAAGCCTTCCAAGAATGGAAGGTATTTAAGAGTAGACTTTTCTACGAAGATCCCTGCAACAGGAGATTATGTAAATCCAAATGATCCAATTGATTCTAAATATTTGAAACTAAGAATTGAAACAATTAATTCGCAAGCTTCTCTATTTAAAGGGTTAGGAACAGTTAGCTCTTCAAATAAAATATTTGCAGGTTCAGTAGGAGCAGGTTCAAGCTCCCCCGGAATAGGGACTTCTTAGTTACTTAAGCTTTTGAATTCTTTCAATCAATTCAAAGATTTTAATCTTTGGAATGTCAGCTATTGACATAAGAGAATCAGCGTTAGTATAGTTTTCTTTAATCAATTTTTCTTTAAGCTTCGTGAAAGTAACGCTCTTCTCTTTCATTACTTTTTCAAGAATAGCATGAGGCTCAAAGATTGCTGAAGACTCGGCGGAATCATCAACAACATTATTCTTCGACTTGCCAATTTCATCTTGACCAACGATGTTAATCTTTAAGAAGTTTCGGACGCAGCGAATAAACGCTCTATTTTCGGCAATTGGACCCAAGAAATGACGAGCAAAGTCCTTAGTGTTACCGGGAGAAGCATCTCCAATAGAAGAAAATGTAATACAATTTCCTTCTGTTTCGTAGTTTGAAATCCAGTCTATTTTACAAACTGCTACTACATAGTCTGAACTTGGAGAGGTTACGGTGTAATCAACAGAGTGAAATCCTCTAAGTTGTGCTACATATTTAATTCCAGCTAGAAGAATGAGTAGATCTTTATCTTCTAGCTTAGTAACATCAGTTTCATTGGTCTTATCCCTGTTTGGAACAAGGAATTCTGGCTTGATCATTTTTCGCCAGTTAATAGAACCGTCATCATTAAAGTGATATTCTACACCTTCAATGAGACCTTCAGAGGAACGAACAAGTTTCTTTACAGTATTCACATAGATATACTATGCCGAAGCTGCGGACTTATCAACTCTAAAAATCCAGAAATTCTCAACCTCTTTCCAGAACTCTGGACAGTCGATAACGGGTTCAGCAAGCTGCTTTGCTTCAATTCCATTTTTTAAAGAAGATTCACTCAAGTAAACTTTGCCATTACTAATTAATCTCTTGTTTGATTTATAGAAAGCGTTGGAAGTATATTCGATGCCAGTTTTCTTTTTTAGATTAATTGGCATTTGAGTAATGTACTCTTGTTCAAGGTATTTAAGTTTAATTTCTTCTAATTCCTTGCCTTCTAAATAAGTAAACAATTGATAAGAAATATTACTAGATGCTAAAAAGTCTGCAAATCCTATGTTGTTGTTTTCTTTGATTTCGTAAAAAATTCTTCCAATATTATTTTTATTGTTGATGATAATATTTGGATCGATGGGTTTATCTGTTATTATAAAGCATTGACAAACTTGAAGCTGTTCATTGAGGAATTTCTCGTTATGCTCCAAGTCCATTCTAACAACAATATTATTAGAATTAAACTGTTTTGGATTTACAATTTGATTAGGCACCATTTCTAATCTCATGTTATTGTATTCGGTGCCAAAATAAAGGGTTTGGATAGAGTTGCTATGAGGAATGCCTAGCAATTTTAGAATACTGTTAGCAATATGCTCTGGCTTTATTGAATTGATTGTTTTGGGATTCTCCTCAAAAGAAAATGTTGGCTTGTTGGTCCTCTTTGGTTCAAGCAAAATATGGTCTTTGGGGTCTCCAAAAAAAGGCTTTACGCAATTGATGTAATTATTAGAATATAATGCTACAATCTTTTTGCCATAGCCAGATGCGATATGAGTAGGGAAACTATCTGCTCCAAAATGAAGAAGCGAGTTTTTTAGAACGAAAGCTGTTTGATTAATATTTGTTAACCCAACAAAGCTTAGAACGTCGCTATAAACTTTTTCTTTCTCTTGCCCAAGCTGAATAATCTTTATTCCTTTTTCATTTAAAATAGGAGAAATAAGATTAACTACTTCCTGCCAATAATCATAAGTCTTTGAAGGCTTAGAGCTTGGATGGAAAGTAACATACTTGTCAGCGGTAACAGGAAAAAATTTTTCGTAAATATAAGGCTTCTTAATCTTAACTCCAGAAGCTAGAGAGTATTGCTCTAAAAGGTGCATATTATTTAATATCGAATGCGATCTTGTCTTTGCCGTTATGAAGATAATTTAGCATTTTTTGAGTGCCTATATGAGGCAAGAAAGCTATCTCAAAATACCCCTGATGGTCTCCATAGCCTTCTAGCCACAGCAAGCTATCCATTTGGGGAATATATTCTATAATTCTATGGACATAAGGATTACCTTCGACGATAGAGAAATAATCTTTCTTAGTGGCGAAGTATAGATTATGGTCAGGATAGGTTTCTTTTATTGACTCAAGAAGAGCAGTGCAGAGATAAATATCTCCAATGCTTTCTGGCATTACAAAAAGAATTCTCTTTCCTTTGTCATTAGGATCTAGAATTTCTTCAAAATCAATTTTCCTATTTTTTTGATTTTCTTGTGCGGCTACTTGGCGGAAATAGTTTTCAACATTCTGGCGACTTTCTCCTTCAGAAAGCTTTTTCATCCAATGCTTGTATCCATCATCATTCTGATTGACCTGCTTCATCTTCAGAATATTATGATACATGAAGATTAGCCATTCTCCATTGTCAGTAATATTTGGGACGCTGGCATTAGGGTCTTTTTCTTCTTCCTTCAAGGAGAAGTCATAAGATGTAAAAGGAATAGAGTCGATATACTGTTCGAACATCTTTCCAATAACAGGAACAGAATAGTTTTCTATAGCCCATTTTCTAGCCTTTTGACCCATTTGTCTCTTTTCAGACTCTGGCATCTTGTAGACATGATACAACTGTTTTGCTATAGACTGAGGATAAGTAGAAGCTTTTCTAAACTGAGTACCATGCTCTCTGTATTCTGACCATTCAAGAGCAATAGAAGCAGCATCAGGATGACACATATCTTCTCCGCAACTATAGTTAGTTACTAAAGTTACAAGCTCACAATATTTTGCTTCTTGGATTGGAATCTCTTGTCCACCGCTAGTAAATGGATGACAATAAACATCCATCAAATTATAAACCTCACACAACTGCTCTTCACTTACGCCAAATCCAGTATTTGTTGTAGAGCAGCTTTTATCAGAATTACAAGATGGGCACTTTAATTCTTGACCTTGAAAAGGCGTAATGAAGTAATTTTTACATTTATTGCAAACGTAAGTTGTATAAATGTCTTTTCTATCTATTTGATATTCGTCTGCAAGCTTATGAATATCCCAGCCTTCGCCCCAATGAGTATGGAGCAATAACTTTGCATTTTTTACATCGGGATAGTTTTTAGTAAAGTCTCTAAAACCTTCTAGCAGGTTAGGTACAGACTTGCGAAGTTGATTTCTAAATACGAAACCGACAATAAAAGAATCACCAAGACCAAAACGCGCCTTAAGCTGCTTCTTTTTCTCGGCTCCCAAATAACTAAATTTAGAATGATTTACTGGACCATGCATGGTTCTGGCATTATTGATGCCAATTTTATGCATTTCTTTTGTAGCAAACTCACTCCAGATCCAGTATTGAGAAGACTTCTTTGCTTGATTTATTGCTTCATCATAGATCGGAAGAGAATCAAGGGTAACCCAAAGAAGAGAAGTGATATTCTTATACCAGTGTTTATTATAGTATTGAGTGAAAGCCCAAGGATCTTGCGCTCCAATCCAAATATCAGGCTTCTCTTCCTTGATTACTTGATCAATGTAATAAGATCCATAGGATACATCTCTAGCGAGGGCGGGATCGGCATTGATCCTATTAATCTCATTGGGATCGGTAGGGACACTTCCAAGACTCTTCCAAGGAGTCTTGGATAAAGCGGGAGAACCCACTTGGGTTCCCCCGCAGTAATGGATAATATCATACTTGCCCGTGTTGTACAGGTAAGAGACTAGTTCCTTCGCTGCCCTACCGAATCCAGTTTTAGCGAGGCACCAATCCGTTTGAATTACTATCTTTTTCTTTCGCATTAGAATACGAGTTCTTCTGCTTGAGCCTCTGCTTCAGTTTGGGCAGCAGTTTGATTTAGTTGAATTTTATTATAAGCTGGCTTCTTTGGGGCTTCCTCCTCTTGAGTCTCCTTTGGGGCTGAAGCGGCCTTGTCTTGAGCATAGAAAGAGTTTCTGATAAACTCTTGCAAGAACTCTTTGACGAGAATTGCTTCTGCGAAAGTGAAGCCAATCAAAAAGCTAACCTTATTAACTGAATCCCCCTTTTGTTCCTTTGAGGCGTTGAAAGAAAATCCAATCTGATTATTGTCTCTGAGATACGGGCAGAATTTGCCCATTGCATTTGAGTTAGGAGCGGTATGATAGAACTTATACTCAGCATTTCTGTTGATTGCATCTACGATACCTGCTGCTTCGACTGCATTAAACTTTAATACAGTAGTCTTCTCTGGGTTCTTTGCGTTCTCACGAAAAGACCCAAGCTTCTTGGCTTCGTTCCAAGAGTGCTGCTTGATAAAATTAACAAACAAAGAGGTATCCTTCGTTTGAAAAGAGCAAGCGGTTCCAGTTACTTTTGCATTTCCCTTATAAAATTGTAGGTTCATTCAGACATTATTTTGCCTGAAAAAACGTGATTTATCAATTATTTTTTTCGGCTTTTAATTGGGAAAGTTTAGTGTAAACTGTATGAGTTTGAATGGCTACAAGTCTAGCAAATACAGAGTCTCCAAACTTCTGTCCAGTAACGATAACAATGTCTTCTTCTTTTGGCATCCTGTTGTTTAGGTTCTGCATATCATCGATCTTATCAGAGAAGATCATGACGTTAACTGATGCAGTTTCATCTGAGATTTGCATCTTGAAATATCTAGTTTTCTTCTCTCTTGAAACTCCTGACTTGCACTCTTGAATAACTCCAATAAATGAGACTTCATCTTTCTCGGCAAAGTCCGCAATGTCTTTAATATAAACTAGATCATCTTTCTTTGAAATAAAAACTTCCCTCAGTTTATTCCTAACGCTATATCCAATAATAGAATTCTCATAAAACCAATTAGCAAAACTCTCTGACTTACTATTGATTTCATAGATCTTTTTATAGGGATCTGCTTTGGTTCGCAAGGTCTGAAGTCTTGATTCTTTAATATAAGGTTTGCCTTGAACATCCTTATTGTCCTTCATATGCATAAGGATTTTAACTAAGTCATAATCAAAAGTCTCGCCAAATAGCTTTGCATTAATCTTCTCCTTATTAGTTAAGACGTTCCAAAGCTGGGCTTCATATACTATTTTGCTTCTAGACTGCTTGAAGTCACCGTCCAAAGCACCAGCTTGAATCAAGGCGCAAAGAACTCCGATATTCAGGTTGGCTTGGGATGCGGTCTCAAAGATGTCGAACTTGTTTTGAAATTCTTTTCTGAACTCATTAACAGCTTTGACAGTCTTCTCGCTGATTCCTTTAACAGACAGAAGTCCAAAGCGGATGTTCTCGCCTTCAATACAGAACTCTTCTTTTGATTTTAATAGATGAGGTGGAAGAAGTTTAATATTGAAATACACAAGTTCCTTTTCAATTTTAGAAATTTCTCCAATTGGATCTGGTTCGTGCTTGCTCATCTTGAGGAGAGACAAGAAGAATTGCTGGGGATATTTGAATTTTAGATAAATTGAGATTGCGGCAAGAGCAGCATAAGCCACAGAATGAGATTTATTAAATTGGTAATTAGCAGAGTCATTAGCAATTCTCCAGAGGACTTCACCAATCTTAGGATCAAGCTTTTGTTCAGAGATTTTGTCTTTGATCTTCTGCTCCCATTCTTTCATCTCTTCGACCTTCTTTTTGCCTACACAGCGTCGAACGATTTCTGCTTCATCAAGAGAAAAGCCAACTTTGCTCACCATCTTCATTAACTGCTCTTGATACAAGCAAACGCCTCCAGTTACACCTAAGATGTCATCAAAGAAAGGATGGATACTTTCATAATGATCATTGTTAGTATAGTTGGCATACTTATCAATGAACTGAAGTGCGCCGGGGCGAGCAAGAGCCAATACACCGCTTAGTTGCTCAAGGTTTTTTGGTTTTACCTTTTGGCAGACTTTGAAGTTCGTTTCTGCCTCAATTTGGAATAACCCATGAGGAAGTTTAAAATCTTGCAGTTGCTGATATATGAAAACATCATTTACATCAATGTCCTCATATCTAATACCAAGAGATTTACAAACGTCATCAACAACCGAAACGCCTCTTAAACCTAGCAAATCAAGTTTGATATTGTATGCCGTAACATTATTCATGTCATAGCTAGATACAATCTGCTTATCAGAAGAAAGCTCTACAGGACAAGACTCTTCAAGAGGAGAATGAGCCAGCAAAAGACCAGAAGGATGAACACCTTTATTCTTATTAAGATTTTGAAGTTTTAAGGCGATTTTGTAAACCTCTTCATTATCTCCTGCCCACTCAGCGAACTTTTCGCTTTCCGTAATTGCATCCTCAAGACTCTTAACTTGTCCGAAGAGCTTTGGAATATAAGACGAGACATCATTCATCTCGCTTTCCTGCTTTTCCGCCACTACTTTTCCTGATTCCTTAATGCAGAGTTTTGAACTTAAAGTATTAAGAGTTAAGATTTTAGAAGTCTTGCCCTTGAACTTTTCTTCAAGATAAGTAATAACTTTATGGCGATTATAATAACAGATATCTAGGTCAACGTCAGGGAATAGGGAGCCATCGAAATATGTAACTCCTTCTATCACAGTTTTCTTTGCTCTAGCTTTAGAGATGAAACGCTCAAAGAACAGTTCATACTTAATGGGGTCAATTTTGGTTACGTCAATGAGAAATAAGAGAAGTGAACCAGCGCAAGATCCTCTTCCCGGTCCAGTGGGAATGTTATTCTCTCTGCAATAGTTAATTACATCCCAAATTAGGATAATATAATCAATGAACTCTAGTTCTTGCAGAATTTGCAATTCATAATTAACGCGATCAACATACCTCTTATAAAGCTCACTTCCTTTTTCAAGATTAAGCTTATAAAACCCTTCTCTAGCTAGGCTTCTTAAGAAGTCATAATTAGAAGTAGCAGCGACTAGATTAAGTCTAGACTTATGCCTTTGATCAATTTCAAAGACAGGCATTCTAAGACCGTGCAAGCCAAGGTCGTATTTTTGAAAGTCTTTAGTAAAATTCATATTGCGATCTGGAATTTGAGCTTGTTCCATACTTTGATGTTTAAATGTAAGTCGTTAAGTGCGTCGTGCAAGGTTTCGTAATCGTGATCAATATCGTATTCTTTTCCAAGTGCAGTTAAATTAGTTTTTACTCCTTTGCGTCTTTCGTTCAATATTCTATACTGATATTCAATTAAGCTGATATCCTTAGAATAAGGAATCTCGTATTTAATACCTTTAGCTAGGCAGTTTGTGTCAATGACTTTATTAACCAAATGCTTCCATTCTTTTCCATATGTTTCGTAATAGTCCTTGATTAGATAAATATCAAAATTAAGGACATTATGACCCACAATATAATCACACTTCTCTAGCCACTGATCAATCGTCTTGATTGCTTCGCTTGAGTGTACTGCAATTTTATTATATTTATACTGATCAAAACGGGTGATTACTGCCGCCTCTTTGCTGACATTAATAGGCTTATCCCATTTGATATAGATATCTGAAGTCTCTAAAATTTCATTTCCCTTGACTCTAATCATGCCGCACTGCCAAGGGCGATTATTAATAAAACTTAGGCAGAGATTCTCTGTTTCTAGGTCTATAAAAGTATAAACTTTATCCTTATCGTAACGAAGCAGATCTTCCATCATACAGCATTTGCCTCCTTCCAGCTTTCAAAGCTAAATTCTGCGCTACACATATGTTCTAAGTTTGGCTTATTAAGAGTTGTTCTATTATTGATGCATCTAAACGTCAGATACGATTTAAAATCTTCTCTTGTGTTATAGTAAATACTTTTTGCAGGAACCATCTCGTACTCATCTTTACAGAAGTTAATTACTTTCTGTTTTACAATGTGATCAAATGGAAGGCCATTATCTTCTACCAGAAACGTAGGTTTAGTGAACTTTAATTCTGGGCAGCACAAGGAATAAGACATTGTGTTATTAAACAAGAATGAATCATAGAACGGTACACACAACTTCAGGCTAGACTCATCCCACTCTTGAGTCAAGGTCTTTTCGTCTATTCTTGGGGTGTAATAAAAACCATTTGTGGCAGCAATACTAAATATTTTAATTAGTTTCTTGTAGCCACTTCCATTTTTTGCAAAGACTATAATTTTACTAGATTTTTTAAGAGATTCTTCTGTCTTGTCGTTGATATCAGGACAAAGTTCAAGTCTCAAGCCATAATAGAATGGAATCTTAAAGTTCTTAAAAGCATCAAGAAAAGAACTCATATTCTCTTCTACTAAGAATATTTGCTCTAGTTTATTATCTTTAGCTATGTCTACGATTGAAGAAGATCCTTCTTTGGATGAAGTCCCTGCTTTGTCTAGAGTTAAGATTGACTTACCTATACTGTAATGGCTTTTAAAAAGCGGTAATATTTTCATGATTAAGAGTTATTTCCATCTGGGGCAACCTTCATATTTAAACTTTTTAATGACTTGAGTGTCATCTTTCTTTGCGGCTTTAGCTTCTTCTGCGGTAAAGTAGCTCTTTACAAAATTATCATCCTTATCGTAAATAGAATAAAACCACATCTCATTCTTAAATGGGCACACCCAAGTAGCTCCTGCTTGACAAAGCCATTTGCTCTTTACGTCATCTGCGGCAAAATTTTGCTTTGCATCTTGCTCGGTGAAATTGGTTACCTTTTCATAAACATACTTAAGATAAGTTTCAAATCCAGACAATTCATCATCAGAGAATTTTACCGGCTGAACTGGTTCTTTAGGAAACCTGAGAAATACGAATTCTACTTCTGGGTCATAGTCAGGCCAATAGATCTTAGAAGCAATAGAGTATAGCATAGCCTGTACATTGGCTGTCAACTCTTCTCCCTTGAATTTCGCTTTGCTAGACTTGTAATCTCTAATCTTACTCTTCTTTTCTTTCTTATAAAGGATAGGAAGATCAATAAATCCTCTAGCTTTGTAACCTTCTCTTTCAATTTTAAATTCAAACTCTGGGTTTTGAATGTTTCCGCCCTTTGGAAAGAAGTCGCTTTTAAGACCGACAAGAATCATTTTATTGATTAATGCCATGTCTTCAGGGTTATTAATACCTTCCTTTGTTGCGTGTTTATTTACTAATCTGGATATTGGTGGGCAAGAAAGAGTATCGCCAGAAGAGATAATCTGCTTATAGATATCTTTATGACGAGGATTAAGAAGTACCTCAAATACTAAATGGCAAATTGTGCCGCGCTTCGCTCCTGAATTAGACTTCTCAGGAATATTTAAATGGTACTTGCAATAGTAAGACCATGAACAAGTCTCAAGAGCTTTAATACGCGAGGCAGATAGGTAGACTTCTTTTTTATCCATTGAATTCCTTCATATATAAGTCTATCTCATTTTTGCTCATTAATCCAAAATCTTTTTGAGAAGGCAGTTTTATCTTAACCTGATTCTCGTCAAAGAACATCAAGAGCTTAGACTTTGCTTTTTTCGCCGCTTCATTACCAGCAGAATTATTAAAAGAATCATTATTAAAAGCAATAACCACTTCTTGGACAGAGTTCTCTAATAGAAATTTTGTGATCTTGGGAGAGATTGCTAATCCAAAAGTAATGATTACGTTCTTATAGCCAGCTTGCCATAAAGCCAGCATATCTCCAATGCTTTCAATCAAGAAAACTCTGCCACTTTCAGATATAGCATTTTTACTAAAGAAGGCTGGATAGACCCATTCCTTCTTAGTTCCAAGGTGTTTCCATTTAATGAAATCAGGTCTTTTTGAATCAACCAGTGACCTGCCACTAAATCCTACAATTTTTCCAGATGGATTATAAATAGGAAACACATAACGATTAATCATGTTTCCTTTTTTAGCTATTCCACCTTTAAACTCTGCTACGACTTCTTCTTTAACTCCTCTATTAAGCCAGTATCCATGATTCTTTTCAAGGCTGACGAGCATTGATTCGTCATAAATCTTTACTTGATTGATTGTATTTTTTTCTTGATTTACGACAATTCCCGTGAAGTTAAACTTCTCGGCGAGCATCTTATCCGCATAATCTAAATCGTTTAGATTAAGTGTGATTTGAACTAATTCGCTTAACTTACCCCCTCGGCAAAGTTTATAATCATACCAATAACCAGTATTTTTATTGATTGCTAGAACTGTATCATTATCCGAACTCCTGTAGATTGGTCTAGTTCTGTACCAACCGCCGAAGTCTTTAAGATTTTGATAACCGATGTTTTGAAGTATTTCTTTTATATCGCTCATAACAAAGTGCCATCATTGGGATTAGCGTCATTCAACGAGAATGTTTGACGCTCTCTCTCAATAATATCGCCCAAGGAACCTCTCTCTTCTACACTGAAATTGTTGATCTGAAAGTTGATAAAATTCTGAACATATTTTTCATCGCCATGTTCATTCCTTCTCCTAAGAAGGTCTTGGTGTCCAGCAGCATCTTTACCTTGGAAACGGCTTTTCAAGGTTATTAGCTTGTGCGTTCCAAAGTCTGGCGTATCGCGCTCTATTTCGTCAAGAGTTTTTCTTCGGAAAATTCCAACAAAGCTCGAAAACCATTGGAGTCGATCAGATAGAGCGATTGCGGAGCTATCGTCAGTTACATCTCCAGCATTCCTATTAAAATTCTCGCCAGACCTATTCATTTGCATTGCAGTGAATAGCGGGGCATTAATTTCTTCTGAAATCTTTTTAAGTTTATCGATCTTTTCACCGATAGCTTGATGCTCTGCCCAGTTTTGGCCTACCTTTTCTCCGGTAAGTTTAACATAATCATAGCAAATAAGAGCGGGATTTCCTCTTCCAACCTTGCTATAATACCATCTACGAATAAAAGAAACAATCTCATCAATACCTTTATTACCAACACAATGATGAGTATAATTATATTTACTAAATTCTTTTAAAAAGCCTCTGACTTTAGTTACCATTTCAGGATTCTTGCGCCAGTTTCCTGTGTCAATATACCAGAAAGGAACTCCAGTCTTTGCTGCTGCAATGCGAAGCTTGACATCTTCTGAAAACATTTCCGTATCAAGATAAAGAACGCTAACTTTTTTGTTCTTTAAATAAGCTCCGAGAGACATCTCAACTAAGAAAGAGCTTTTACCTTGACCGGGGCGGCTTACGATAGCGTAGACATTTCCATTTCTTAAACCGCCATAGAGTCTTGCAAACTCTGGATAATGTAATTCTATTCCTGCTTCATCTTGAGGGTTGTTACCTTTTTCTTCTATGAACGCCTCTATGTCATCAAAGATGTTTCTTATCTCTTCAGTAGCATCAAAAGAATTAATCTTTTCGCCATATATAGAATCTACTTCAGCTATTAATTGATTAACATTTTTATCAGGATTGGTAGAAACAGTTTCTATGATTCTTTGCGCCATTCCTTTTATATCACGGCGAATAGAAAACTGCTTTAACTCTTGAGCGTATTTAAGAGCAGATTCTTTATTTGATACTGGCAAAGAAATACAGTCAATATAGTCATATATATCAAGATCTTCTTGAAATGAGATTCCGAGATTCTGAATCTTTTGAGCTAATATTACTTTGTCAATTTTCTCTTTGGAATTACAAAGTTGTCGAATTACAGAATAAACTGTTCCATTTACATCATTTGTAAAATCAATTTCTGATATAAAATGATCTAAATCGTAGAATGCTTCTGGGTTTTTAATGAGCGCACCAAGCAAGTGCTGCTCTACTTTAATAGAGGAAAGCTTCATTTAACTAAAAAAAGAGTTACTTACTAGCAGGACCGTCTTCATCTTCACCGTCTTCATCTTCTTGATCAGAGGCAATAATGTTGTGAATAGTGTTTTCTAAGTTAATCTGCTCAACAGCACTAAGCCAATTATTGATATAATAATGCATCGCCATTGCGTTTTGTGCATTATCGAATTTAGACCTTACTTCAGGCATACCTTTTTTGTCAAAGGTAAAGAGCAAAAATCCTCCCTGCGAACATTCATCTATCTGTGATAGAATGCTTTCTGGGAAATGAAATTCTTTATTTTTTGCCACACAGTATATTACACCAACGATATATTAAATGTATGATTTATGTAATCATAGCTTAATTTATTTAAATCGCTAGTCTCTAATTCTATTAATTGAAAACCGTTCTTCTCTAGCCACACAGACTTTTTGTAATCTCTCTTAATAGAATTAAGGTAATTTAATCTTGAATTATTATGAAAGAATTTATTAAAAGAAGAATGTTGGTCGCCATTTACTTCTATCGCAATTTTGCGAGAGGCGTTAATAAAATCAACCTTCATTCTGCTTCCGAAAACCGGAAACTCTTCATAACAAACGTGAGTCTTCCAAAACGGTTTCAAGAATTGCTTTACTTGAAATTGAATTTTAGAACGAGACTCTTTTTCCCAATCTATTAAAAATTGAGAAACATTTTTGTTAATTATTCTGCCGGTTACAGAATAAAGCTTCATTTTGATTGAACAGCTTTAAGCTTGTTGAACAAATGCTTAGTAGCGTCAGCATTTTCTTCAAGCCATTTTCTGAAATTCTCTCTTCCTTGATGTTGCTTTGGCATATCAATTCCAACAGTTTTCAATTCTTCAATTAAAGAATTATCAACGGTAATCCATGCGCCCTTTGCGACAACAAGATCCCACATCAACAAGCAATCAAGAATCTCATACTCGACCCAAATACCGGAGGGCTTTTTACCGAATTTAATTGGATACTGAATAATGTTCTTGCGCGTGGCTTCACTGGTAGACTTCTGAATCATTACTTTGGAATATTTTCCAATTGATTTAGTCTTGCCATCATTCATTTTGCCTGATGGATTGTCAAGGATATAGTCTCCCATTGCTGTTGGGCTGTACTCTAGGATAAAGTCTGCCCAATGCAAGAGCGCGTTTCCGCCGCTAAACATTCCTCCTCTTGGAGCATTCTTGGCATAAGGATCGATCTTAATTTCAGAAGTAATCTGACTAATAGCAATCATCAAGTGACCATGCTTGAACATTCCAATACTTAGTGACTGCAAAAGCTTTTTGCTGATAACTTGAGTTCCTGCAACTTTGCTTGCGTCTGCTGGGCTGGTGTCCTTGTCCCTCTTCAAGATAAGACCGTCCATAGAATCAATCACAAAACAATAACGATGATCTTCTGCATTATTAAGAACAAGATCTTTAATAACGTCAATTACTAAATCATAGACATTTGATTCTAGAATGAAGACAGAGCCGTCAGTCCATTCAGAAGCGTCGGTAACGAACTTCATCCCGCAACGCTCTCTGTTCTCCTTGGACAAACGTCCTTCTGCCAACACCCAAACTACTCTGCTCTTGGGGATTTCTGCAAGGAAATTTCTGCAAATTTCTAGAGCTTGCGGAGTTTTGCCTTCGTTATTTGGTCCGCAAAGACGAATTAGAGAAGGAGTGATGCCTCCACCAACTGCTGCATCCAAGAGAAGACTGCCAGTCGAGATCTTCCAAGTAACTGCTTCTTCAAAATTAAAATGATCATCTTTATGATCTTTATTATTTAAAATCGCTTGGAGTCTGCTTGAAGCTCCAACTGTTGATACTTTTTCTTCAGCTTGCTGCTGTTTCGGAGGTCTTGCCATAATTCAGGAATTCTTTTAAAGTTTTGGGCTTTTTTACAATGGGAATATCTTCGCCCACTTTGCCGCTTAGTTCATTATAGCCTACCGCAAGCTTTGAGTCAAAGCTTTCTTTGAGCTTTTCTTTAGACTCCTTGAGGTCTTTTTGTTGAAGAAAAAGCTTATATCTATTGTTTAGTATTTCTAAACTCTCTTTGGACTGTAAAAAGTGAAGATTAGGAACCAAGGGATAAGGCTCGACCCAATCCCAAAAATCCTTATTAGGGAATTTTTTCAAAAGCCTTGAAGCGGCTTTCATATCCCTAGACCAGTCTATATGTCCTTCTTTTACAAATTTTACAACAATGTCTTTACAATTTGCCATTTTAAGAGTTCAAATCAGAAGCGACCATATCCTTTACTAATTGGCGGAAGGACCATTTTGGATTCCAGCCAAGTTCTTGTCTAGCTCTATTTGAGTCACCAAGCAAAAGCTCAACTTCTGCTGGGCGAAAGAACTTTGGATCGATTTTGACCAGTACAGATGAGTTGACTTCGTTCCTGATGGCGTATTCAGTCGAAATAGAGTATTCTTCGTTGGTTCCTTGTCCATGCCAAAAACCTTCTACTCCTACTTCTTTAAAAGCAAGCTCAATAAATTCTCTAATTGTATGAGTTTCATTGCTAGAGAGAACGTATTCGTTTGGCTTTTCTTGATTTAACATCTTCCAAACACCGTCTACGAAATCAAAAGCATGGCTCCAGTCTCTCTTTGCGTCAACATTTCCAAGACGAATTGGTTCAAATGATTCTCCTTTGTTGATAGCTTTAATGATTCTTGCTACGCCTTTAGTAACTTTTCTAGTTACAAACTCTTCTCCTCTTCTTGGAGATTCGTGATTAAAAAGATATCCTTGAATTGCAAAAAGATTATAAGACTCACGATACACTTTAACAATATGTCTTGCGGCACATTTTGCAGCACCATAAGGAGATCTTGGCGAAAGAGGATGTTTTTCATCTTGAGGAGCATACTTTACATCTCCAAACTCTTCAGAGCTTCCAGCATTATAAAATCTGCAAGAAGGAGAGTGCTTATGAATCGCCTCAAGACATCTTATCACGCCCATAGCTCCTGCGTCAAACGTTTGTTCTGGAATTTGCCAGCTTGAACCAACGAAAGATTGGGCAGCGAAATTGATAAAATAATCAGGCTTAACTTCTCTTACAACATTATCAATAGATTGAGAATCAGAAAGATCAAGAGTTACCAAGTTAAATCTTTTGTTATTAAGATGCTGTTGAAAATTAGAATAGTTTGGTTTAGAAAGCCTCCTAACGGCTCCGAATATATTAAGATCAGTATTCTCAATAAGATAGTCTACCATGTAAGAACCATCTTGACCAGAAATTCCTGTAATTATTACGTTTTTCATGTTTTTTGTTCCGTTAGATTAGTGAGAAAAAATCTTTTTTGTAATGCTATTTTCGCGTAATGACGTTCCATGTTCGCGCTATCAACTTCTTTTGCTGAGATATTACCATATCTAGCAAGCTCAACAGCATCAAAAGTTTTCTTATTAACTGATAGCACATTTTCATATTCTTGTGAGTTAATAATTTGGATAAACAAGTCATTTGGCAATTGCGCTTTTAGATAATTATAGCAGTTTTGCCAAGCTTGTTTAGCTTGTTCTGATCGACCACTTTTTATCTGTAGTATGCTTAAATAATCAAAAGCATAAGCTTCATCTACGCAAAGATTAATCATTTAATCTAAATGTATTATAGGTTGCGGGATATTGTTTTTTACAAAAAAACTTCTGTCGATTTCTAATTCATTAGTAGAATAATTCCACTTATAAGAACAATGACCAAAATGTTTATTCTGGTATTCCACCTTTAGTTTACCATTAGAATGAAGCCAAGTCATATGACGGACATGGGCAAAGTGTTTAGGTATTTTTTGATTGACTAGATACTTATAATTTAATTCGTCACGACCATTAGAATAAATGAGGTCATTATCCCAATAAAATTTAACAACCTTTAAGCCTCTTGAATTAAAGAATATTCTTGGTGGACAGAAGTCATCAATCCATTGTTTGCCATCTAAGATATAGTTCTTAAAATTAATCCCATACCATTGATTGAACTTATCGTTCTTAATATAAGAAATAATCGATTTAATGTCGTTCAAAGAATAATACTCATCGCTTAGATCCAGCAACCAAACGCAGTCAACATTGTCAGACAATAGGGGAAATAAGGCTAAGTTTCTTGCGTCAGATTCAAGCAGAGCTTCTGAAGAGGTATTAAAATGCTGTATAGTACCATTATTTTTTAGAACATTAAAATATTCAATCGTCTTTGAATTGTCTATATTAACATTTAAATCTTTGTATTCTTTAAACATACAAGATACAAAAGAAAATACAATATTAAATTCTTTCGCTGCTTCAAACCAAGGTTTTAGCCTCTGGTCTAAATCATTAACGCAGTCATATCCACAACCCAAAATTCCTATTTTCATACTAGATTTAATATATTATTAGCAATGGTGGCTTTATCAAATTTTTGTTTATATGCTTCGCTATTCTTTTTAACAAACTCTTTTGCTTTATTGTTCCAAATCGGATCAGCGATACTTTCTGCAATTTTATCTGTATCTACTCCTATTTCTGACCAGAACTCTTTTGTTACTGGATCGTCATTTGTTACAATTGGAATAGTTTGACATACCACAGCTTCAAGAGCAGGTAATCCGATAGATTTAAAAGCAGAAGGAAACATTAAATACTCTACAGAGTTATAAAAATAATTAAGGATATCATCCTCAAGCACACCATAGTAATCTCCCCAGCCCGGATTTTCTGAGCCTACGATTGCTAAAGAGTTTGAATTCCCTCCAAGTTTTACAATAGCTTCATAAACAAGTCTGAATCTTTTATTCATGTCACAAGCTCTACCTACATATAGGTATTTATAAGGTCTGCCTTCTTTGTTTCTTATTTTTTCTTGATAAGAAATATTTTTATAAGATACATCTTTGATTGGATTGTGAATGACAATACTGTCAAAGCCGCACCAGTTTTTTATTTGCCATTGAACCTCTGCACAAATGCAGGTGATAATGTCTGCTTTTTTAAGCCAGTTAGTTATTTTTTCTGGATTAAAATCTCTGTTTGGATTGTGTATATGAGCGTATCTTGAAATGTCATATTTTGATCCATCGATATAATGAGGAGGCAAATCTAATACATTAAATATTAGTTTGGCTTTTGGATTCTTTTGTTTTAGATTATAAGCTTCTTCGTAAAAACCGGGATCATTGCTAAAAATTACATCAGGAGATTCAAAATTTATCTCATGTCCTAGTTGATGAAAGCCATCTTCTATTCTAGATATTTGACCTCCAAAAAATCTTGCTCCAAATGTGGCTATTTTCATAGTAATGAAATCAACTGGTCGATTTCTGCTTTAGAAATATCTTTATTTAATCCAACATAGAAACCATTTTTATTTAAAAATGAACTATTGGGGAAAGTGTCGTTTCCTGCATATTCTTTAAACGCAGGGTTTATTGGCAAAAAGCATATAATTGGTCGCGTTTCCCAACCGTTTTTATTTAGATTTCTCTTTAATTCTTTGATGTCTTTGTTTGCATTAATAATTGGCAAGCAAAAAGGTACGATATTAATATTGGGTTTTATATAATCACATGGAAGACTTGAAACAAAGTATTGCCATGTTTCTTTTCTTTGATTTATATATTTATAATATCTTTCAGTATCCATCAAAGCAAAAAAAGCATTTAAGTCTGTCGTTCTATAATTTGTGCCAACTTTATAAAATAAGAACTCAGGATCAACATCTGGGTTATTCTTCTCTATGTATTGTCTAACATTGTTTTCCTTTGGAAGAACTCTAGTCAATCCGTGACTTCGAATCATTTGAGCATTGATATAGAATTCACTATTCTTAATAAAGCTCTCTTGCATGAAAAGCATTCCCATTTCAATGCCGCAAATTTGATGCGCCCAAAAGAAAGAAGTTGTTGCCATGTCAAAACAACGAAGAATGTTCTTGCCGAGATATTCTCCCATCGTTGTTTCACAAAGATCAGCAAACAGATAAGCGTTGTGTTTTTCTTTTAATTCATTTAGCTTTTCGATATCAGGTATAAAGCCAATTAAAGCAGTAGGCCAAATTACTTTTACTTTTTTAGAGTTTTTTGCGCTTTCTAGTTTCTTTTCTAGTTCTTTATAGTCAAAGCTAAAATCAGTAAGATTAATATCTACAAAAACAATTTTACACCCTCTCATTATCCAAGGGCTTATAGATGATGCCCACGTTGTAGAAGGGACAAAAACAGTTATATCTTTTGGATTAAGATTAAGGCTCTGAATAAAAGTCTCTACCAAAAGATGATTAGCTGTAGAACCTGAAGAGACAGCTACACATTTAGTATCTGGGCCAGAAATCTGTTCCCACTTTCTTTCTAATTCTATGACTTTAGGGCCAGTAGTTAGCCTGTTGTTTTTATTTAAAACGAAAAATGCAGCCTTGATTCTATCCCATAAAGTAAAATTATCTGTTTGTAATGGATATCTCATTTTCATATTTATATCATTAATACTAAATTAATTTATCAATAGCATCAAGAATTTCTTCTTGCTTAATATTGTCGCAAGATCCGTGAGCTAATAAATTTATGTTGTTATTTTTATAGTTGTCAGGAGCGAAAGCAAAAAGATTTTGATTATGATTGGGAGCAGAACAGCACAGTAGGCTAATCATTGGGTGTCCATAAGCACCTATAAGCCAGTTAAATCCGCTATCTGTACCTATAACTAAGTCGCAACCAAGACAAACCTTGATCTGGTCAAACAAAGATAAATGAGTAATTCTTGTTATGTTTTCTCCTATATCTTCTTCTTTCTCTACTCCACAATGGTATATTTTATAGCCTTTGTCTTGAATCTTCTTTGTTAACTCTTTCCAATAAGCGGTAGAAGGGTTTCTTATTGGGGCATCATTATAGCCAGCCCTTGCGTGGATTGCGATAGACTTGCTTTTCCTTTCTGAATTAAACCATTGATAAAGCTTTGGCTTCTTTTCTTGCTCCTCTAGACACTTAAATGCGTCCATTGAAATAGATGCCATTCTCATGGTCTCTTCTACGCAAGTATAATGATTGTACCAAAAATTATCTATACCAACAGTTAAGCCGGGACAAGGAGGGTGTTGTGGAAATGGATGAATAAAATAATCACACTTTTTTATTATCTCGGCATCTTGATGACCTAAACCTTCGTGCTGCTCGACGATATGAATTTTATCTATCAATGGGTGATTTAAGAAAAATACAGAAGAGTAAGATGTCTTTTGTGAAATTGGAAATATTTTATACGAATCAGGAAAATACTTTTCTAGAATAGTTAAGGCAGGGAGAAACATTACTGTGTCCCCTATTAAAGAACCTCTGCCAGCAAAGATTTTAATTTTTTTATCCATTATTTTAAAATCCAGCTAGAGGCCGTAGTATAAATTTTCATTTTTTTATCTTTTGCGAAATCTATTACAGCGTTTCTAACTCCTTCTCCATGCCAATCATGTCCACATAGATATCCGTTATACTTAATTTTTGGAAACCAAGCATTCAAATCTTTTGTTACGTTCCCATATGAATGTCCAGCATCTATAAAACAAAAATGCACTGACCCATCTTTGAAATAATCAGCAGCGTCATAACTCTTTGCAACAATAACAGAGTGCATATCATTATTTTTTTTAGCCAAATGTAGATAATTAAAATATTCTACAAGCATACATCTTGGGCCATATTTTTTTATCCATTCATTTGGAATAGTACCGTCTGGCATTGGCTTATCCATTTCTTGATGGTAGGAGCCTCCTTCGTCGTTATCTCTACACATTACATCTAAATCGAAATAATCAACTGTTATATATTTCAATTTTTTATTACTTTTCTTGCCTTTGTCTATTAAAGAATGCATTGATTCTCCTAAAAAAGATCCAACTTCTACCAATAGGTCTCCTTCAGAAGCAGAGTCTATTGCCATCTGTTGAATATCATGAAAATCGTGTTCTGGATTATCTACGCCTTTTTGAAACCACATATTATTTATTTATAAAATTATTATATTCCTTTTCCCAACCAATATGCTCTACTATTTTATTGTCAGTAAAACTAAAAATGTCTTCTTGATTTAATAAATATTTAGCAGCAAGTTCATAAGCCATTTCTACATGAGGATGAATCCTTTGGAAATTTTTAAGCACAAAGTTAGAAATATGGATCATGTCTCTAGAGCGAAGCATTGCTGGATTGAAGCTCCATTCAGTTTTTGCAATAAAGAAGTCGTCTTTAGGCTGACCTTTTAGCCTTTGAACTATGTCTGGCTGGTCTACTCTTGAATATCTGTGATAGATAAGATTAGAGTTCTCTTCAAGAATACGAACGGAATTATCAAGCAAGCGGTCTAATTCATTAGAATAAAATACCCAGTCGTTTTCTAGATGAAAAGTAAACTGGTGAGCTTTTGTCATTGGATGGTTGTAGCACTTTGCCATGTCTTTAATTAGACCCAAAGCGTGACTCTCATGGTCGTTTTTCCAATGCTCTGTAGTATGAATGACTTCAAAACCTAAAGACTTAAAGAACTCTTGTTTTTCAAAAGCTATCTTCTCATCTCCGGGTATTATTTTTATATGAGCTAACTTGTCTACTTTGGCGGCTAGTTGAGACTTTTTAAACAAGTCTTTTAGGCTTACGATATCTACGTCGTTAAGTCCATAGTGCTGCCTTGTGCTAGTTAAAAAAACGATGTTAAACATATTAATTAGTCTTTGTGCCGCAAAACCAAAAACATTCATCAAAAATTTCTTGATAGCATTGCTTTATTTTGTTATCTAAACACGCTTGATTTATTTCGTGAGGCTTTGTTTCCCATGAGAACCATTTATTAGCTCTTTTAGCATCCTCAAAGTCATTTTCATTTTTAAAGAAATCGTGAGACATTATTACGTCTCCCGGCTTTAAGAATTTAGAATAGATATTAAATTCTTTTACCTTGTCTCCATTGTCGCAAAGCAAAAGAGTCCTGCCTTCATTTTGAATCAGCTTGCCTACATAAGAAACGCACATCTCATTTGTTAGAATATCAAACTCATGAAATTTCCCGCCTAATGCTTCAATAAGATTAACAATGCTTTGATCTCTAATAACATTATCGAACGTATAAAATGACTTTGGAGATTTATGATGAGTTCTGTTCTTGTAAAGAACTGGCTCATTTGAATTTTGCGATGTGGCTACATTTTTGCTCAAATAACAGTATAGAGCTAAAAATACAGAAAGTCCTCCATCATGGGTTCCAAGCTCTATGATATTAGTAAAATTATTTTCAAGCAGAAGCTGGTTAATTGCTCTTGGCGCATTTGGGTGCTGCTGCATGAAGCATCCAAAAAATGGAAGATGCATATTACTTATGCACTTTTGTTCTTGTTCTGTCATATTTTTAAATTATGAGCTTTGATTTCTATTTTTGAAAAATCAGTTTTAGTATTTATTTCTTTTCCTGCGCGATTAGACCAGACAGGTTGCCAGAATTCGTTTTGTCTTTCTCTCTGCTCTTTATCTACAGCCCAATAATGAAAAACATAAGGAGTTTCTCCTTCTCTAAGTTTTTCTATTGAATTATTAAACATAAGGGTTTGAACAAGATTTCCATTTGCGTCGATTAGTTCACAGGTATCGCTTTTATCTGTGTCTATCTTCCCGTCTTGCTTTTTAGCAAAATTAACTATTCCACGATACAATCCGTCTTTGTGCATATACCATTTATAGCCTATGTCCTTATAATGGTAAATATCACCACACAAGTTAATGCTTGGAATTAAAAATGCAGAAGCTTGATTTTGTGAAAGTAGATATTCGGCGGCTCTCCTCCAAAGATCTCTTTGATAGAGAGGGAACCTTTCATCAATATCGCAAGAAATTTTTATATCTCCAATAGTGTGCTGGAGAGCGAAGTTCTTTATTTTGCCATCAAACGCCAAATCATTATAATCAAAATTGCATTGACAAAGCGTAATGTTTAAAATGCCTCTGTCAATTATAAACTGATTAACAATTTCATAAGTATTGTCTTCTGATTTATTTATAGCTAAGACCACCTCGTCCATAAACTGAGAATAGTTTAGGAGAGAGTTCTGCCAATCGAATCCCATTTTTATGAGATTAAATGCAGAAGTATATGAAGAAAATTTCATTGGAATACAATAGGAACGTTGCCTAGTTTGTTATTGATTCTTTTGCAAAGCAGTTGTTTCGGATCGTGATCGTGATAAAAACGTAATGGTAAAAAGTGATTAGAGAATTCTTGTTGATATACTCTTTCTACATCTCTTCCCCAATCATCTAGGAGCATATAATCTATTTCAAGATCAAGTGCTAACTGAATATCATTTCTAACACAGTCTTCCCAGTGATCTCCATCTATAAAAATAAAATCGAACTTTTGATCTTTGATCTTGTCTTTTACTTTTCTACTGTCTTCATTTATAAAATTAAATCTTTCGCCAAATGAATTTTTTAAATGGTCAACGGCTTTAAATGTCCAAGACTTGTCTGGATATGGTGTGCCATGTATTTGACAATGAATTAAATCGCTTCTATGGTAAACTGGATCTACAGATGTTACGTTTGCACTTGTGTGTAGCAACCAATTTAAGCTAGACCCTCCTTCAAAAAATCCAATTTCTAAAATGTTTTTAGGATCACAAAGCTGAATAATATCTTTTAGAACTGTTGCCCATTCAGAGTAGCTCTGCATTGAACGGATACTCTTTCCTTCAACGCTGTGGTTAGCATATTCTTGAGGAAGGATTGCTGTTTTTTTATTCATACGAAAACTAATCTATTTTCTTTAATGCTTTTTAAAGACTCATTTAGAATTTTCTTTCTATAGAAATCTTTAAGAATGTCTTCTGAGTTAATGAAGTTCTTAAATTTGGCATCGCCTATTCCAGAGTTTCTTGCATAGTTTAAGAAAGAGTCTGCCGTAAATTCCAAACCGATAGAATGACAATACATTCTAAACTCTACTCTTCTGGCTTCAGCTTTCTGAAAACCTTCTCTATCGTTCTCTCGACCTAAAAGGAGATGGTTGCTTCTTCCGTATACATAGTAATATTTAAAGAAATGATCAATATAGTAAGACTCATCTCGTTCTGGGTCATCTTCTCCATCTCTTAACCTCCAAGTATGCTCTTTCTTATTTTCATCAAAGAATTGACTTAAGTCTACTGCTTGATTTCTGGCTCCAACTAATCCCCAATGAGGAGAACCATGAAAGAACATATCGTCATAGTATTCAAAAGCGAATCCTTTGCCGTAATTATATATTGATCTAATTCCTGAGTTCTTAGCTTTGGAAATGAGATTCTTGATATCGGCAATCCATTCAGTATTAAATCTTTCTCTAGAATCTCTAAGCACAAACCAGTCGCCAATTTTCATTGGTCCTTGACGCAAAAATTCATTCATCTGAAAGTCGTGGTCATTAGTCCACTTGCGATAAATGACTTGGCCGCAACCTTTTCTCTCTTCTAGAAGCTCTTTTGTGCCATCTGTAGATCCGCCATCAACATAAATTAAACCATCAAAAGCTTGATAGCAATTTTTGGTTAGGTCATCTATGTTTTTAAGTTGATTTTGCGTTATGCCGCAAAGGTAGACCTTCATCCATTCATTATATCAGAAGAGAATGGTTTTTTCCAAAATAAAAAAGAGTTTTCCCTATGCTTATGAGGAATAGTTCCATCAACCCATGTATTAGATAAAATCATATTCCATTCTTTATCAGTTAAATGGATATTTGGAAAGTCTACTCTTGTCTTAATTGGTTTGGTAATGAATACTTCCTTAGTATCTGTATATTGTATCAATTCTCCGCCGCAAGGGTATTCACGAATAGACACTTTACCATTATCTGCAAATAAAAGATTCTTTGAAATGAGAAATTTCTTATTGTTAGCTTTCAAGAATTTCTGAAGGCTCTCTTCAGTCCACATCTCATTTGCGTATGGACCGGGGCCACCAATTGTATTTGGGATAATATTATAAAACTTTTTGTTTATTAGGTGCGCTCTTTCGGAATAGTTGCCGTTTCCTTGGTTTCCAGAAAGATCAATATGGCTCACTGATTCATCTGACTTTAAAACATTTATATAACTAACAATTTCCTGTTCTGAGAATTCGCGGATCATGAACTGATCGCACTGAACGTAAATAACGTATTCATTGCTTAAATTGAAGTCATTAAATAGCTCTCTTGTTCCAAGCCCACACCCTGAATTTTTTGATCTTAGAGTTAACTTGTCAATCAAGCCGTCTTTGAAAAACTGAAAAATGGCATCATGATCTTGTCCGCCATTATTTAGCAAAACTATTTCGTGAGAGAAGGTCGTAAATTTTTTTATTGATTTTAAACAAAGTTCTGTTTCTTTAGGTCTGTTGTAATTTAAAACTAGAAATGAAATCATGTTTTGCTTCTCTCAATGATATTATCAAGTTTAGCTTCCAGTTTATCAAATCTAGCATTAATATGCTCTGAGAATTTATTAAGATCTTCTTTATTAACGTATTCTTTAGGAAGAGATATTTCAATGCCATAGATTTTCTTCTCAAGATCCGATATCTTGTCTTCTTGTTTATCTATGATATCAAAGTTTCTTTTAAAAACCCATGCAGCTAAGAAACTAAGAATAGATAATGCGATATTAAATAAAGTTTGCCAATCCATAGCTCCTCCTGTTGTTGGGTTCATAATTTACTTCTTTAGTCCAAGTTTTTCTTTGCTTGCTTCTGGAAGTGCGGAAACGAACTCTGATCCTTTTTTCTTTACAAATGAATATAGTCTTTTTAGAAATGCTTGATAAGACATTTTGCCGCCATATCTTCCAAAATTACTGATAGCATCTTTTACATCTTGAGGCGTTACAATAGGAAAAGAGCGACTCTCTGGAAACAGAAAGTCGCTGTCCTTTAGCTCACTGCGTTTTTTACCGCCGTATTGCTTTTGTGCTGCTTCGATTTCTTTAGAGAAATCAACAATAATGTGCATATAGTATTCTACACTCTGTAAAATACTATAGCACAAAAAAGTCTAAAAATTTTATAGACTTACTGGCTCACATTTTCCGCCAGCACAAGCAGCTTCCTGAGTATGACTAGTTTCATCCTCATCTTCAATAAGTTTAGTAAAGTCAACCTTTGACCACTCTTCTTGAAGCTTATTAAATTTAACTTCATCTTCAGGCGTTACAATTGCTTCCATTGGAGCCTGTTGATAGATCTTGTCTCCAGAATAAGGAAGCAAAGAAACAGCAGTAAAGTACTCTTGATTGTTATAAAGGTACTCTGTAACGGTCTTCCACTCGTCGTCTTTAACAATAACGGTGCAGCTAACTGAATGGTTCAATGGCTTCTTGTTTGAAGCGGTTGTGCCGCAATTAACCCAGTTAGTTTGTGTCAATTTAATAAGTTCCAAATGCTCAATTGCATTTAGTTCAGACTTAATCTTGACATTCTCACTTACTTCAATAGGGAATGTAATAACATCATCAACCTTATTTGCGCTCCAAACGCTCTCTTCGCAAGCGTGTTCATTAAACATCTTGAAGAACTTATAGACATTATCTTCCTTATTGACCTGAATGCGGCGGAAGTACTTACGAGCGTGGTGAGGATGAATTCCAGAAGCAGCAGACAATACAATGGAATTAGTTCCCTCTGGCTTGATGCAAGTAACTCTAGAAGCCTGATTGATTCCAATCTTCTTAGCCCATTCAATATTAGTATTTACTGAAACCTTGGCTGCTTCTCTTTGGTATTCTGGGTTAAAAAGGATGTCTGGATTATCCATCATTCCAGTAATAGAAACTCCAAGCAGAGCTTCCTCTTCGGTCAACTCTTCGGAAGTATGACCGAGATAAGGGAAGGTCGTATATGCAGCTTGTAACGTTCCAATCAATGACGCAGCCCAAGAAGCATTTTTAAAATCTTCTAGTGACTTAACTTTCGCTCCATTGATAGAAGTGAGATTGCAGAACTGGAATCCGCAACGTCCATCTTTAGTAATTGGAATAAAAGAAATCTCAAAGCAAGGATTCAAAAGCTGATTCTCATCAACAACATACAAGAATCCCGGCTCACCAAATTCCTTAGTCTTATTAATTAGAGTTTCAAACTCGTCATAAGAAGTCTTGCCGCGAATAATAATTGCAGAGTTATTTGATCTAGCTCTCTGAGGGTTATCAAGGAACCAGTTGCCAGTCTTGGCATTCATCATGTCCTTATCTTGAGCGTCAAAGATAACGCTGCAAGCAGAACGGCGAATACCTCCAGACAATACGGCATCAGCACAATGCATCAAAATATCATAAGCATTGACAGTCTTAAGGCGGGTTTGATTACTATCTTCAATGATGGTATCAAGCAGCAACTTAACCTTGAAATGGCAATTCTTGAGACCTTTATAGCCGGGAGCCTTTCCTCCACCAGTCTTAAGCTTCGCTCCCTTTGGGCGAATTTTGCTGTAATCAAATACAATCTTGCGGCCAGAATAAGCGGTATTCTTAAAATAGCAGTTTAGCAAAGCTTCAATTGAGTCGCCCCACCCTTCAATGCTATCATTAACTGTATAGGTGATTACCGTCCCAGTCTTATCTTTAGCGTTGACGAGATCAGGTAAGCGATTGAGGAACTTATCAGTGATACCAAATCCAACGCCAGTACCACAAAGCAAAGTATAAAAAGATTCAGCAAAAGAACGAATAGAATCAATATGACGTACAGCGCAATTAAAGATCCTTCCATTATGCGCTTCAACCGCTTTACCGCCGAATTGCATACTACGCATTGAAGGAGTAACCTTCCTTTCTCTAACCAAGTCGAAAGCTCTTGAAATTTCATACTTGTCTTCTTTTGGTAGATGCTTGAATCTCTTCAAGTGCATGGTCTCGACTCTTGTAACAGTCTCGTCCCATGTCTCTCTGCGCTTCTTCTTTTCGTCATATTTTGCGTATTTTGTTACGAACGTAAAGTTCGCCATTTCGTCTAGGAAGTTAATAGCTTTGCTCATATAGGGATAATAATTACACCGAAGAAAAACCGATTTGGGAAACTAAAAAATTAAAGAGATACTCTGTTCGTGTGCTTTGCGCCGCGACGTTTTTTAGAGTATTCTTTTAAAGACTTTTCTTTAACAGGGTCTACTCCTCTTTCTTTTTCTCGTTTTTCAGAAAGATCTTTTGAAGCATCCCACATTTCACCAAGATTATAATTTTTTCTCTTAGTTTTTTCAATAAAATCTCGCTCAGAGTTCGCATCTATCTGTGTATCTACACTTACATTAGGAGAGATGAAAATTCTTTGCCATTTTACTCCTCCTTCAGAATACACTTTCTCTGCGTCAATCGAAAGAAAAACTTCTTTGTATTCTTTAGTTTTAGGATTTTGAAAAATATAAACTGGCATATTAAAAAAGAGAAAGGATCTGTTCAGTTGTCTTTCTGACGGTGAACTGCTCTTGAAGATTCAAACCTTCTTGATTTATTTTGCTTTGCTTTACTCTTGCGATTGCCTTTTCGCAGCCTTCAATAAAAGCATCTTCTGACCAGTCAAAAATATTTCCCTGATTAAATTCTTGCCCTTGGTGAAAGAACATATTGTCATAAGCAGGAATTTTGCTTGATGGGTTTACTAGAACTGAATTCTTATCATTAGCCCAAGCTGAATAAGCATGAGCATTAATAATTACAGAATGTTTTCCGATTGCAACTGATTGAAATTCTGGTAATGCCCAACCTTCGCCTCCTGAAGCTCCAAGAACAACGTCTGCTGAATTTAGAAATTCATTATAAAGATTAACTTGAGCCATGTGCCCAAAAAAGCTGACATTGAAGAATTTCTTGCCTTCAACTGCCATGTTAATCAATTTAGTGTTATCTTCTTGAGATAGAAAATTATTATAAAGAGCGCACTGTAAAGAGTAGCTGCTATTGTTAGCGTACTTATTGATCCATGCACGGATTGCCTTTACATGATGCTTACGCTTTTCAAACTTGCCACAAAGATTAAAAGTGATTCTGCCGTCATTAAAGTAAGTCTTGTTTGTAGCTTTGAAATTCTTTGCGTCAAAGAACAGGGGTAAATAACTTACATTACCTACCCCATGTTCACTGAATACCTTCACTGAATAAGGGGAAGAAACTAATACCTTGTCATTATTCTTTAAGATATTAATTTCAGTCTGAGTGAGGGCATCAAGTTCATGGAAAGTAAGTAAAAACTGCCGATCACTATAAGACTCAAGTGAGCCATTAATATGACACAGTTTAAAAACTGGATCTTTTCTTGAATGGTATCGGAGACCCTTCTTCAAACAAGAATTAAACCAATTCTTAAAATCTTCCGTAATCTCTTCCTGACCGAAATCAGGATTGCCAATCATAAATAGAGATGGCTCCAACTTCAAAGAATAAATCTCTTTAAGAAGTTGAATTGAGACCTGACCAAAACTGGTCGTGTTTACCGGAAGATGTAGGGCAAATTTCATGTTAGATCAAATCATCATCTGAATTAACTTGACTGACAGCGGCCTTCGCTGGCTTTGCGGTAGGCTTGGATGCTAGGCGGGTCGTGTTGTTGTTTGATGGAACTTGAGTTCCAGTTAAAGTCTCGTACTGAGCCTTTTCCATGAAGATCTGAAAATCGGGAGACCCGTCGTTCTTCTTCTTGTTGTTTGGGAACACAATGATCTTAACTTCATCAAAGTTATCCTTGATGTCCTTAAGTCGGAACTTACCAGTTAGATACTCAGAACCACTAGAGCCTTTGCGGCTCCAAAGTGCGCCAAGTTCGCGTCGAATTGAATTACTGTCAGTATTGTTAGTATTAGGAGTAGGCATAAGATATGCAAGTAAATACTACCTGTCCTGACAAAAAAAGTAAAGTGTTTTTACACGAAATCTTGCATTTCTTTACTCTCTATTTTGGTCTTCAAGAACTCAAGAGCTTTTTTGTGTAAAGTGATTGCTGTCTGATAAGTTACGCCTAGTTCTTTTGAAATATTTTTCCACTTACGAGAAGGCTTATCTCCATAGTATCTCAACATGATAATCTTCTCTAGTCGTTTATCTTTCATTTGAGAAAGGAGATTAAAAATGTACTCCTTCTTCTCTTCAAAATCATTAGTATCTTGACTAAGATTTGCTACAAGATTCTTTTGATTTTCATCATCTATGGAAAGCGTCCACTTATGTTTAGTAATGTTTGTTAAGCATTTGTATTTAACGTGGTTAGCAAGCCAAGTTGAGAATTTGCTATTTTGAGTTTCATCAAAATTAAGAGTACACTTGTAAATAATGTAATCTTTTTCATTAGCAAGATCTTCTGGGCTTACGCCTCTTTCTTGAAGAATCTTATTATATTTTTTAAAGATATCAAAACAGAGAGGAGAATGCCTATCTATCAGAGTCTTTAATGATTGGTTGCATTGATGAAGTTTTACCTTCGTTACAAGTTCATTGTCAGTTGAGTCTATCATGTGCGTAAAGCTTACCTTGTTTTATCAAGTTGTCAATACTTTCTTTGACGGAAATTTTCAAAGCTTGTTCATCAGATCCATGCATCCAACGAAGCAAATAATCGCAATGTTCTCTAAGAGCGGGATCGTTTCTGCTTTCGTCATCGTTTGCAGGATTGCAAATTGAACCGTCTGAAAAATATTTTTCAACATAAATTAAAACTCCTTTATTTTCTTCCTTTATCCAAACAACTTCGTCTTTTAAATATTCGAAGTGTCTAATATCTGTTACACAAAAAATATCTGAAGGCTTAAAATTTTCAGATTTCTTGTACTCATCAATTTCAGACTGAAGCTTTTCTATCCAATACCTGCCTTTAGTATTTTGACGCATTACTCTAGCGTGACTTACTAATAAATGCCTTACCTTGTTCTTATCCTCAGTTGAGCAATTAAAAATGTCAACTCCGTATTTATATAAGATCAAAGAATACAAATCACTCTTTAACGAATCAGCAAGAGCAAATCTTATTACATTCACTCCAAACTCTTCTGAGCAAATCTGCTTTAGTAATCTATAGTAAGTATCCTTACCTACAGTTGCAGCACCAGCAATTCCTAGGAATAAGTTAGACATAGTAAAACATAGTATCTAGAAGAGATGTGTTTGTAAAGAGAACTGCCAGCTTTATGATTTTTCTTTGAGTTAAAATAGGAAAAGGCTGTCATCTCTAAAAATAATTATAGAGTTTTAAAATAATCAAGAGCTACCCATTTCAATCCTTCGCAGCCTGTTTCGCAGGTCTTCGGCCTTCTCAAGAAAGCCTAGCTAATGACTAACTCTTTGTTTAAGTTCTTTGTCTTCACGGGTGGGATTTATTTTAGGACGAACTGCCAGCTTTTTCTTTTGAGAAAAATGAGGTTTCAGCTTTTTCAAAGTCTTCTCCTTGCGGAACGTCGCCTTTTCCCGAAATGGCGTTGGATTTCTTAGATCCAGTTGACTAGGGTCTTTTTACGGGCCTGATGTCTCTGATGCGTTCAAACTGGGATCTCCCCAGTAGGCTATTCACCCAGACAAAGAACTAGCTCATCCTATTCAGGGTTTTTGGTTTTGTCAAAAATCTTTTCGCGCATCTCGTTGAAGATGACCAGAAGGTTCTTGATGTCCTTCTCGCTGACTGAAGCAGGGTTGCATCTTTCAGATTCGTTTTCAATTAAAGCGCAGTAAGAATTAATAATTTCTGCGATTATGAAAGCAGTTTTAGGAGAAATTATGACATTCTGCTCATAGGCATCAAACTTCTTAGAAAGAATCCAATAATTATTTTCATTAAAGAGAGCCTTCTTTACGACTCCATTTTTCTCAAATTCTTCAAGAGCGCACAAAATGCAAGCTCTTTCAGATTCGGGTTGTTCAGAAATCTCAAGAATCTTTATAAAATCATTTTCACAAAAACTATCATTTTTAAAATACCATTGGTATAACTTAATTGAAGCGTCAGCGATTGTCATAATCAATGATACAAGAATGCCAGAAAAAGGTCCAAATAAACTTGATCTTTTGTTTTGCTCCAGCGAGAATACTTTCCATGAGACTTTCTTGGCATGAGTACGGGTGCATGATGGCTCTTGCTGCTTCGTCTAGAAGTGAAGATCCGCACACCAAGGTTGGAGCTTGCATCTTAAATAAAGAAGGCAGAATAATTTCAACAGGGTACAATGGTCTTAAAAAAGGCTTCCCTGTTAAAGATTGGATGAAGGAGGAGAAAAATCGCCCTAAGAAGCGCGAAATAATGCTCCACGCAGAAACCAACGCCTTGTCTTTGATAAGAAAAGGAGATGCAGATACTATATGTTTGACGATATCGCCTTGCTTCGCTTGCGCGAAGGATATAGTTTCTCATGAAATTCAAAGAGTATTTTATATTAAGGAATACGATCAATGTAACAAGTTCAAAGAAATATTTGAATATTACAAAATTTACTATAAGGAATTAAATCCTGAAAGCCTTTCTAAAATCAAATCTCATTTACAATTATGGATATAGAAACAATAGTCACAGTTAAATTCGTTAAACTAAACAATCTAGCAATTGTCCCGTCTCGTCAAAAGACTGGAGATGCTGGCTACGATCTTTACGCAACCGAGAATGTAAGAATTAAGCCTATGAGTCGCGCTCTCGTTAGCACTGGGCTTTCGGTTGAAGTGCCTCAAGGTTACTACGCTAGAATTGCTCCTCGCAGCGGCTTGGCAGTTAAGAATGGTATTGATGTCCTTGCTGGCGTTGTAGACTCTAGCTATCGTGGAGAAGTTAAAGTTGTCTTGATGAATCTAAGCATCGATCTTGCAAGCATGATGGGACTTACTCCAAATATCGCTGGTTCAAGTTTTGATTTTAATATTAAAGCTGGAGACCGAATTGCTCAATTAATTATTGAAAAGTATCATGCTGTTGATTGGCAGCAGGTTGAATCTTTGTCTACAACCGAAAGAACGGGCGGATTTGGAAGTACAGGAGTGTAACTCTGTCACTGTGACAGCCAATTTTGTCTCAGAATGTCTCAAATAAGCAGTAAAAAAGCGGGTTTTAAGGTTGGCACAATTCTTGCTAGAAGATAATCGTCTATGATATACATATATTCTAATACTCCAACAAATAATAAAAACTTATTCACTCTAGACAAGCTTAGTAATCAATATACTACTGAGATTGAAGTTCCGGGTTTTTCTAAAGAAAACTTGGATGTAACGATCAAGACTGAAAATGAAGGAGATCTTGTTACCGTTAAAGCTTCTAATGGAAAGAAGAAGGCAGAAGCATCTTTGTGGATTCCGTCTGCCGCAGATTCTTCTCAACTAAAAGCATCCGCTGAAAACGGATTGCTTACTCTGACAATTCCCCTAAAGGGCGAACATCAACCGAAAAAAATAAAAGTAACTTAAGTTACTCCCCGCCTATGTGCGGGGTTTTTCATTTTTATGGCTTATTTAACTACATCAATACCAACTCAAACAGCATACCTTGATACTTCGTTTCTTAATGACTCTTTACCAAGAACAAGTGGAAAATGGATTCCTGTAGAGATATTCTCAGTAGTTTCAATTTCCAGAAGGTGTTTGCTATTTAACGTAATGAGCGAATTCGGGGCGCAATTTGCTAGAGTTCCAATTCATTACTTGTCAAAAATTCCTGAGCCTCAAACAAATTTTGAGTTACATTGGATTCAACTTTGGGATTGTTTCGGTTATTATTTTTCAGTCCAAAGATTCGATTATCTTAAAAACGCTTCAGCCTATATGCTGATGAAAGATAAGTCTAAGCATACAGCTAAGTATGCGTTTACAATTGATTGGTGTAATGGAGAAGATTATAATTTAGGGTATTCTGAAATCTCAAGCGGACATAAGTGCGCTCATGTATTTTGGGGAGAAGGAGGTCAAATGTTTGCTCAACCAAACAATAGAATCATTTGGCGCGATTCAGGAGCATTCATTGGGTCTTCATTACCCGCAGAATCAAAAACATGGAAACCTTTTAGCCACGAATTTTCTTGCGAAGGTCTTGCTCACAAGTGGACTGCTGGAGATGAGGAACTTATGTATTATGAGTTCAAGAATGAGCCAGAGTTAGCCAAATAAACACGATAAAATAAAATGTGTAATATAAGATATAGCTGAATATGACTATTGAAGAGAATCAAATTTTTGAAGAAGCTCTCTTACTTCAGAAAAGTACTAATTGGTGGATTAAAGAGACTGCTAAAATTATTCAAAAAATAGATGATCTTGAAAAAGAAGACTTCTCTTTAGAAAATGAAACTGAACTAGAGAGCCTTCGTCATAAACTTGGTACTTTTTTGGCTCGTAAAAAAATAGAGGAAAAGAAAATCGAAGATCTTCTCATTAAGATCGACAAGGTAGAAAAAAAGGAAAAGGAAAAAAATGCCAAAACTAAAACGTGAAAAATTTTATATTGTAATTTCAAAGAAAAATAATTACACTTATGGTGCTTTCCCTCATACAAAAGAAGGAAAGGCAGCAGCTAAAAATTACATCGAAGAAAAATCCAATAAAAATTTGCAGTTAAAAATTAAAATTAAATAATATGCCAGTACCAAATAAACGTAAAGGTGAAGACTCAAAAAAGTTCATGGGACGTTGTATGACCGACATTCCAAAGGACGAATATCCAAATCCAAAGCAACGTGTTGCGATTTGCCTGAATCAAGATAAGAAGAAGCCGAAGAAGTAATTCTTATTATGAAGTTAGTTATTTGCATCCCCGGAAATAACTTTTCCGGGTCTTTTTTTGATTCTTTTCTAGAATTTTATCATTGGTGTCTTCACAACAACATCAAGGTATTTCTTTCAAGAAAGGAATCTTGTAATATTTACTATGTAAGAAATATGTGCCTTGGCGGCAATGTCCAAGCTGGCAAGAGCCAAAAACCTTGGGGAGGTTCTTTTGATTATGATTATATACTTTGGATAGATTCTGATATTGTCTTCAAACCTCAAGACTTTATTAGACTTCTTCAAATGGAGAAGGATATTGCTTCTGGTTTATACTTAATGACTAATGGTTCAAGAGAGCCAAATCAATTTGCCACTGTGGTCGATTGGGACGAAAAGTTTTTTGAAAAAAATGGTTACTTTAAGTTCGTTCAGAGAGAAGATGTAGTGGGTAAAACGGAACCCTTTGTAGCTGACTACACTGGATTTGGTTTTATCTTAATTAAGAAAGGCGTTTTTGAGAGTTTGGATTATCCTTGGTTCCAGCCGATCTTTTTTAATATTGGCAACGCTCACGACTTCTGCATGGAAGACGTAGGCTTCTGCCTCAAAGCTAAAGAAAAAGGTCATAAAGTATGGATACATCCACAAGTAATAGTGAAGCACGAAAAGAAAATCCTTCTAAGTACATGAGGCAATTAAAAATTAGCCGCCTGACTTTGATGGAGAAATTTTTTAATACTGATTTAGAACTTTTAGTTGAGATATGGAAGGGAGAAACAGAGAACGAATATTTCTCTGTTGACTTCGCTTACAATTATTCTTCTTGTGCTGCAATGGGATCTATAAGCGAAAGAGAGTCTAACCTTGGTGCATACAAAGAAATTCTTTGGGCAAAAGATGAATTATTTGATATAATGGGTTTAGCTAAGTATCTTAAATGGGATACATCAAATACTGTAATCGAAGACTTATCTGAAAAGGTATGAACGCAAAACTAGAAAATTATCTTTGCAATCGTTTCTCCTCGTTCTTTGACTCTAAAGGACTTTCATTTGATTGCTCTGATGGGTGGTTTTTTATCTTAAATTGGATGTTTTTGCGAGTTGAAAACTCTCTCAATTACATAAACAAAGACAAGCCGCCAGAGGAAAAAGATTCTTTCATCGTTCTGCAAGTTAAAGAAAAATTTGGATCTCTTAGAGTTTACCACACTGGAACTGACAACGAAGAAATTTTTAATCATGTATCTGCGGCAGAATCTTTAAGCTGTTTCATTTGCGAGGAGAGTGGAGTTTTTAACGAAACTGTAGGAATCAATTCAAAAGGTTGGATTAAAACTCTTTGCAAAGATCAAGCTGGATTTAATAGTGGTTGGATTAGTAATTATGATAATGATCTGCTTGCTATCCTAGAAGAGATAAAGGCTGAAAAATGACTGAAAGAGAAGCAAAAAATCAGTGCCTTATGATTAAGAAAACTTCTGTTTGGTTAAAGAAGGAAATCGCAGCGACGATGAAACTTCTTGATGAAGCAAAAGATGATAAAGAAACTCTTCTTCATTTAAATAATCTTATCTGTTTGAAGAACAAGGCTGGGGCAGAGGTTGCCCGAATCGACAACTTGATCAAGCGCATGGAAGAAGAAGATTTCGAATTTTGACCTTGCTTTCCTCTTGCGAGCCGCTAGGATGGGGGCGTGATAAATTATGGACTTTGCTGCATTTCCCTTGTTTTGTCCGAAAAGGGCGAGAAATTTCAAACCCTGACGTACACCAGATTCAAAACCCTTGGCAGAGAAGAAGGCATGAAGGTTCTCTCCAAGAGAATCCTCAATAATTTCAACATCACTCTCAAAACGATAACTCATTGCAATGAAAATCAAATCGGAGCTTATCGACTTTCTAGCGAAATTACTCCTCTTCTTAGTCATCCTGATCTTAATTTTGATCTCACTGAACTTAACGATGCGGAAGAGATTTTTTCTATTATTGACAAGATTAAAAATCAGATCAAGACATCGGGCATCAGAATCTCCGCTCACCCCCCAGAGTTTGTAAGCTTCACCAGTCAGAAAGAAGAAGTCATTAACAACTCAATCAGAGATCTAAATGAACACGCTCTCTTGTTTGATCTGTTTGACTGCCCAAAAGATTACCGCTCTCCTCTCAATATTCATATTAGACAAGATGGCGACCCAGAAGAACTTTCTCAGAAGTTTATTTCAGTTTACAATCGTCTCAATCCTAGTGTAAAAGATAGATTGGTGCTTGAGGTCAATGACAACAAGAACGGCACTTGGTCAATCAAGAATCTTATAAAGTACTTTTATGAGCGACATGGGATTCCTATTACATTCGACTCCTTGCACCAGTCTTTGCTGCACGGCGATCAATCTGATGAAGAGGCTTTCAATGACGCTTATCGCACTTGGCCTACTAAACCCCTGTTCCATTATTCTGAAGGTATAGATGGTTCTCGCAAACACGCAGATATGCCACTTAATCATCCAAAAAACTTTGGACAGAATGTAGACTTTGACATAGAATTGAAGAGTAAGGATTTGGCAATCTTTAAACTCAAAGAGTTTGCTAAGTCAATTAGTAATTAATTCGCCGCCAAAATAGCTCAACGGTAGAGCATCGCTTTTGTAAAGCGGAGGTTGCTGGTTCAAATCCAGTTTTTGGCTCGAATCTTTCTATAGGCTCCATTTTAAGTGAAAAACTATTACATATTTTTAGATGATATAAGATATCCAGAAGATGTCACATGGGTACAAATTCCAAAATATGAATGGACAATTGCCCGTGATTTTTTTCAGTTTCGGGATATAATAAAGATAAAGGGCGTTCCTTCTTTTATCTGCTATGATCATGATCTTGGAGCGCAACACTACCGTGATCTTAAAACAATCCTAGAAACTAATAAAATTGACTACTCTAAATATAAAGAAAAGACTGGCTACGATTGTGCTAAGTATTTGGTTGAGGTTTGTCAAGATCAAAGCGTACCTCACCCAGAATACGAAGTCCACTCAATGAATCCCGTGGGTGCAGAAAACATTAAAAAATACATAGACAATTACAATGAATCAATTAGAATTTGAATTCAGGTCTCCAGAACAGATCGCTGAACATAAAAAGATTGAGGAAGAAAACGAAAAGGTCTTGGAGCAGATGTTCTCTGACGACGGATATGTTTACAATAAGTATATAGATTTCTTGCTAGATCTTATCCCGTTCAGATTGGGGTGGAGATGCAGGAACTGGCCTAGCGAAATTAGATGGAAAGTAAAATGCACTTATCAGAAGATTCGATATGGAGTTTCTGATGATGATGTATTTTCTTTGGGGCATAGTATTGCAGAGTTTATCCTTCCTAGACTTAAATACTTTAAGAGCAAAGGCAAGACTGGAATCCCTACTTGTTTTTTACCTAATAATTATCACCTTCTAAAAGGCGAAGAGGCTGACTACGCAGAAAAGGCGGCTATAAAAGAATGGAATCACGCTTTAGATGAAATGATATTTGCTTTTGAATATACTATCAGAGGCGATGAGATGTGTGAATTCCCAGAAGTACTTATGCCAAAGAAAGGTGTCGTTAGAGGCAGTTCTGAAAAAACCGTAGAAGAAAAAGATGGCTGGGATGAGTACATGAAGAAAAGCAATGAAATGTATGCAAGAAAAGAAAACGGCCTTATTCTTTTTGCTAAATATTACGACGCTCTTTGGATATGAAATTCACCCCAGAACAGCGTGATCTCATTAAAGAGACTCGTAGAAAGATACAAAAATTAGAAGACGAGCAAACTGCTTTATTTACTAATCTAAGTAATCAATTAGATGTGCCTACAAAAGCAGAAGATTGGTTATTTGATTATGTTTATAATAATTATGGAACAATAAAGAAAATAGAATCTCTTTTAAAATAATATGTCAAAGTTGCATTTTGTACCCAAAGGCTGGGGATATGAGAAGTGGATTGTTAATAACGATAAATACTGCGGTAAAATTCTGTTTGTCGTCAAAGATCGCAAGTGTAGTCTTCATTATCACAAAATAAAAGATGAAACTTTCTATGTACAAAGTGGAAAAATTGTCTTGCATTATGGCATGGATGAAAAAACCGCAAGAAATAACTGGATCACCTTGGGTCGAGGTGATAGCTTCCATATCCCAACAGGGATGATTCACCAATTCTCTGCTCTTAAAGATAGCGAAATTATTGAAATTAGTACCCAGCACTTCGATGAAGACAGCTACAGAATTGAAAAAGGAGACTAAAGTGTCGCAAAATAAAAAACTATTGAATGAACTGGCAAAAAATATTCGCAGCATTGATGCCAGCGAACAACCAAACCGCATAGTTAAGAACATCGATAAGATTATTCAAGACTATTATACTAAATTCTACGACATGGTTGATGGTAGAAAGCAGATAACTCAACAAAAGAATGGACACTGCTGCTAAGGTTTCAACCCCTTGCATCAGACTTTGTAAATTAAAAGATGGTTTCTGTACAGGTTGCAACAGGTCTTGGCAGCAAATCGCTGATTGGACTCAGTATTCTGAGAAAACAAGACTTGAAATAATGGAATCTCTGTTATTAAACGAACAAAATGAACGGAAAAGGAAGCAATCCTAGAAATTGTTTTAGTAAACAGTTCAAATCTAACTATGATGAGATTAACTGGAATAAACCAGTTAACAATGAACAGACCAGTAAACATCATGGAACTCAAAGAAAAAGACTTAAAAAAATACCACCAACCCAAAGTGGGGGATAATTTTCAAGCAGGAGATTTAGTTCATTTGGTTGACGACGAATATGTTGTCATTTCAAAAGACAATATCCTGATGAAGCAGACTATCAGCAAGTATAACAAAGTATATAGAAAAAATGGAAAAAGATAAGGACGGTTATCTCTTGGTTCCCAAAGAATTCACTCACAAAGGTTACCAGTTCAAGTTCATAAAAAAACTTGAAGGTGGCTGGATGATCTACGAAAAGACAAAAGAGTCTACTAAAACTAAAAAATATGAATTGGTTAAGCCTAAAAGGCAAGATCAATTCGTGTTTCATGGCAAAACTATTGAAGCCAAGTGGGTTTATCCTAATGATAACGCTTTCGGCAGGATTGGCTTTGATTGCCTTTCTCTTGATATTGCCATCAATAGGCATAAAGAAATCTTGGCTAATAAGCAAGAACAAGTTGAAAACACTCAAGCTGAATTAAAGATTCCAAAAGGAGAGTTTACCATGAAAGATCTCCTCGTTACAAATAAGATTCCATACCCAAAACTATATCTTAAAATTAAAGAAATGGTTCTTGGAAACACAATTAAAAAAGTCGGGGAAAGAAAAAATATCAGAGGTAAGCCTAGTGATGTTTTTAAATTGGTGTAATAAATAGTCTATGGATGAACTTTTAGGAGCAATCAAACTAATCGCTGGAAACTTTTGCCCTCATGACTATATGTATTGTGATGGGCAAATTTTGCAAATCTCGCAATACCAAGCCTTGTATGCGCTAATAGGAAATCAATATGGAGGAGATAGGGTTCATACTTTTGCTCTTCCTAATTTAAATAAAACTCCACTTATTCAAGGAACTACTTTGAAGTATATAATTTGTACTCAAGGGATATTTCCTTCAAGACCAGATTAAAAAACACTCAAGCCGCCGAAAGGCGGCTTTTTTAGTGTAATAGAGTGTATATGTACGATACAACTCCAACGCTTCCCCATGTATCATCAAGTTACATTTATGATACAATATTGGCTCAATGGCGACCAATACTAGACTCTGATTTTGCTGGAGGAAGCTCTGCTGGTACTCAAAATGACGCTTTCGGTCGTCAAAGGACTTCTAGCCCAATGACTTTATTTGACTCCAGTCACAGATATAAAGATAATGGCCTTTGGAATACCTTTACTTCAGGAACAGCTACAGGAATTTTTAATACTAATCAAGGATTAGTTAATTTAACAGTTGGTAGCGGGATTAATGATGAAATTATCAGAGAAACTACAAAAGTATGTTCTTATCAACCGGGAAAATCACTATTGATAATGAATACCGCAGTGATGGAAGCACCAAAAGTTGGCCTTCGTCAAAGAGTTGGATATTACGGTTCTAATAATGGAATATATATAGAACTTAGCGGTTCTAATTTAAATTTTGTCGAAAGAACTTCTGTAAGCGGTTCTTTAATGGAAACTAGAGTTCCTCAATCGTCTTGGAATGGTGATAAATTAAATGGTAGCGGTAGCTCTAATTTAACTTTAGATATTTCTAAAGCTCAAATTTTTTGGATGGATGTTGAATGGCTAGGTTTAGGAACCGTGCGTTGCGGATTTATTATAAATGGTAAATTTATTGTTGCCCATTCTTTTCATCACGCAAACATAATCAATTCAACTTATATCACAACAGCATCATTACCACTTCGTTATGAAATTAAAAATGCTGCCGCGACTTCTGGAGCAAGTACATTAAAGCAAATTTGTTCAACAGTAATTTCTGAAGGAGGTTATGAACTTCGCGGATTGCAACAAGCAGTTACTATTCCTTTAGACGCTCCAAGAGACTGTACTCTTGCAAATACTTACTATCCAGTTATTTCTCTTAAATTAAAATCTGAATTTTTAGATGCAATTGTTATTTTAACTGCGTTAAGTATGGTTGGTACTGGAAATAACGCAGTATTTAATTGGCAAGTAGTAGCCTCTGGAACTACTACTGGAGGAAATTGGGTTGATGCTGGCGCAAATTCAGCAGTTCAATACAATATTTCAGGAACATCATTCTCAGGCGGTAGAGTTTTAGCTTCTGGATATATGACTTCAAACACTCAAGGCCAAGCGGTAATAGATATTCTAAAAGAAGCTCTATTTAAATTCCAATTAGAAAGGAATACTTTTACTTCTACTGGTTTTGAATTAACTTTAATTATAGCTTCTAAAAATGCTGGAGACGACGTATACGCCTCAGTAGACTGGGAAGAGATCAGTAGATAAATACATAATTAGATTATTAATTGTGTAATAATAGGCATGAAGAAGTCCCTATTGTTACTCTCTGTCCTGTTAGTATTAACGGGATGCTTCTCTACAATTAAACCTTCTAAACAGATAGATGACAATCAAAAGGTCATTGCTAAAGAAGAAAAGAAGGTAGATAGCACTTTAGTTGAAATAGAAAAAAACGACAAAGGCAAGAGAATCCAAACCTCTGGTCTTTCTGTCGGAATTCAACATTCTCTCAATCAGATAACTAATGCCCCCGTTCAAGTAGATACTGCCAGAAAGTTAAATGAAAGAGTCATCTCCATTGTTGGTTCTCCTCATATTGATGAAATGAAGAGAATAAAGACTACAGTAGATCTTTTAAACTCTGCTTTAGTTGAAGAGCGCAAAAAAGGAGAAGAACTTTTAGCTCAACGCGACGACATAATTAATAAATTACAGAAAGAAAAGTCAGAGCTAAATCAAAAATACGATGATCAACTTTGGCAACTAACTGACAAAGCCAAAGAAGTCGCCAAAGAAGCAGATCAAAATAAAGCAGTGTTAGATTCAATGAGCGGAATGTTTGGTCTTAATGCTGTATTATGGGGATTAAAGAAGTTTATTATTAGTACATTAACTACAATTATTATATTTGTAGTCCTATTTGTTATTCTTCGTCTTCTAGCAACAGTTCACCCTGCTGCCGCTGCTGCATTTTCAATCTTTAATATGTTAGGGTCAGCATTGATTTCTGTATTAAAAGCTTTAACTCCTAAAGCTTTTGAAATGTCTAATTTCACTTCAAAAGACAAAGTAGAAGAATTTAAAGCACCACTTGTTAAGATTGTTGACGTTATCCAAGATCTTAAAGAAAGACAAAAAGAATTTCCAGATAGAGTTTATCCAATAACAGAAGCCTTAAAGAGATTCGATAAAGAAATGGACAGCCATGAAAAAGATTTAATAGACGAAATTCTAAAAGAACAAAAGTGGATTAAATAAAAACTAAAATGAACGAAATCTTCTCAAATATAAAAAAGTATTTATTAGTTATACTTTTACCAACTGCGCTTTTAGTTATTCTTTCAATATCTTGTTTAAAAGATATAGAAAAAGCATTTGTTAGATTTAGATTTGGCAGGGATATAACTCTTTACCTTAGAAAGTCTACAGACCATTTAACATATCTTGGTGCTGCATATACGGCTACTGGTGATAAAAAGTTTATAGAGCAATTCAACGGCCATCTGAAAGAAAGAGAAAAGTATTTTAATAACGAAGTTTTTATTTCTAAAATACTTACTCAAGAGGAATTAAAAGAGTTTCGAGTTGGCTTAGACATAAGCAACGAATTAGCAAAAGAAGTAGAAGGCCCTGCTTTTGAAAAGATGGATAGTAAGGCATTCTTTGGTGAAAAATATTTAGATTATAAAAAGAAAATATATGACAGCAAAGATAAATTTAGAACTTTAATTAATGATAGCTCAGAAAGGATTATTAAAGAAGAGACTCAGTTATTAAATATATACTTATATAGCTTGTGTTTGATTATTATTGCATTGGTGTATTTAATTAAACATGATAACCATCCCGTCGCCCAAAAGAAACCTATAAAGAAAAAGAAAAAGTAATATGGAACAGTTGCAAAAGATGGGAATTCAATTAGGGTTCTTGATTAGCGGTTTATTTGGGGCCATTTTGATGGCTACAAAAAATGAAAAAACCGATGTAAAATCTGTAGTCTTGTCTCTTGTTGGCGGAATGTCTGCCGCAAACTTCTTGACCCCTGTTCTGGTTGATGCTCTAAATATCGCTAATGTCAAGCACCAAAACGGCGTTGCTTTTATTGCTGGATTTTTAGGTTTGAAACTTGTAGAATTAATAAGCGAAAAATTCTTAGAAAAAATTAACGGATCTTCAAAAGGAAAAATTAAAAAAAGAAAACCAAGAAAAAGTTGACAACCATCAAGTTTGCCCGATAATATTCCAAATATATGGACAATTCATTAAAACTCGTTCAACAGCTTATAGAAGCTAGTTATGAGAAAGATCGTCAAGATAAGATTAGTGATCCTTCTAAAATTGGAGAATCCTTCTTTACTCATTACTTGAAGATTCTTAAGAATTGCATGGAAGAAGAGTATGCAAAAATCAAAGAGCAAAAAAATTAACAATGAATATTCCCGAGCTTGGGACGATCTATACAAGGATCTGCCCAAGTGGAAGAAAGACATCATTGACATGGCAAAAGAATCTAAGAAAGAAGATTCGTTTTACGTCGAGTTCATAAAAGAAGTTATTAGGAAAGCCGAAAAGTAATCTCTTGTGAAAAAATCTCATTTAGAAAAGTGCGTAAATCTTACAAAAGCTTTGCGAGAGACAGACTCTAAACTAAGGTGCCAACACTTTTCATTTATCTTTCACAAGAACAGAATTATTACTATTGGTAAAAATTCTAATAAGAGCAATCCAACCAATCAAAAAAATCCTAAGACTGGCTTAAATGGCGAATTAGTAAAGGATAAATATACCTGCTCCGAGCTTAACGCTTTTATCAAGTTTAAGAATCTTACTAATATTGACTTTACTAAAACCAATCTTGTCACCACTAGGATTGACAGAAACGGCAAGATCAGAAACTCTAAACCTTGCACTTCCTGTCAGAATTTGATTAAATTTTTAAATCCGAAGAAAATATTTTACTCCGTTGATTCAAACGGAGACAATAAGTTTGAAGAATATGTTCAACCTTGATAATCTAACCTGTCTAAAATTAAATAAAAATTGGATGGGCATTGGGACTGAAGGCATTGAAACTGCCATTAGTAAGATATTTAAAGGTTCATATCTTGCAATGGATGTTGATTATCCTTTAGTAGATGGAGAATATGATTTTGAAAACCCAGACTACAGACCAGTTTCATGGGAAATTTGGGAAACTTTGCCAGTGCGCTCTTTTGATTATTCGATCTCCTCTCCTTATCAGACCTTTCGAATTCCGACGGTCGTCATCAGCAAGAACTTTTCAAAAGTTCCGATCTACCACACTAAATTAACTAAAAAAGCAATCCTTGAAAGAGACAACTGGACCTGCCAGTATACAGGCCGAAGATTGTCAAAGGAAGAAGCAAATATAGATCACCTGATTCCCGTCTCAAGGAATGGCAAGAATACTTGGGAGAACATGGTTGCTTGCGACATTAAAATTAATAGTTTAAAATCTAATAAAACTCTTGAAGAATTTGGGATGCCATTGATTAAAAAGCCCAAAAAACCCAATTCTCACCCATTTATTATTAATATAGAAAAAAAGCATAGAGACTGGCAATGGTTTCTTTACTAATATGTTACAAAAGATTCAGCAATCAATCCAAGAAGCCCAAGGTAGAGGGTACAAGTTGGGCGAGCATTTTAATGCCGTGATCATCCCTTCTAATCTTCTTGATGAATTTGAGAAAGAATTAAATTCTCATTTGAGTACACCAACTACTGAATCAAAGAATATGATTTTTGGTTTGGAGGTGCTGGTCTGCGGGAAAAACGAGCAGATCAGATTTGGAAAGATTTTCTAAACTCCCCTCTTGACCTTTTCAAAAGCTTAGTTTAGCCTGTCTGCCGATGAGTGAACTCTTGAAGACCAGAGGCCGTCCTACGGGAGGCAAAAACCTTGTATTCGTTAGCATTTCGCAGCTTCGTGAGAAGATGACCGATGCAGCGAGAATTCCAGTCAGCATCAAGTTCGCCAAGCAGGTGAACCTAGTCGATGAGGGCGAAAGCATTCCTCAAACCACAAGTTCTTCTGTTCAGGATAACCCTGCAAAGCCAGTCGTTTCTTTCTCAGTTTCAGAAGAATTTTAATATGAGCAATCGCTTTGATTCAATCATTGGTCAGGAAGCAGTTAAGAATAAGTTAGATTTCTATCTTGATATTTACGAGAAGAGTCAAATCTCTCCTAATTTTCTTTTTGTCGCTCCGCGAGGATCTGGCAAGACTACCATTGCAAAGCAGTACGCTAGAAATCTTATCAAGGCAGATAAATCTAAGTGCAAGCCACTTATTGAGATTAACTGTGCAACTATCGGTTCATCCGAGAGTTTCTTTAATGATGTCTATGTTCCTGCGATAGCCAATAAAGAAGTCACTGTGCTTTTTGATGAAGCCAGCGAATTGCCCAAAAGCCTCCAGATTAATTTCTTGAGTCTTTTTAATCCTAATCCTGCCAACAGGAACACTCTTAATCTTCCAGATTATTCTGTTGATTTTGATTTTGCTGTTCAGAGCTTCTTGTTCTGCACAACTGAGCCTCAGTTGATTTTTCATGCTCTTCTTGATCGCCTTGAGAGAGTTGAGCTTCAGGAGTATTCTCACAATGAACTTTCTCAGATCATTAAGAGGAGCGTGAATTGTGAATTTGATGAAGAATCTCTTTATGACATTTCTTCTTGCTTGAGAGGCAATGCTCGACAGGCTCAAGTCATGGCTAATAAAATTGACTCTTATTTAAAAACAAAGCAAGAGAGAATCTTTACTAGTGATGACTGGCAGCTTCTAAAAGATAAGCTTAGTATCTTGCCTCTGGGACTCAATCAAATTGAATTGAGAATCCTGCAAACTCTTAAGAGTAAACCAGAAATGACGCTCACTAATCTTTCTGCGATTATTGGAATGACTCGTTCCAGCTTACAAAAGGATTTTGAAACTTGGTTATTGAGAAATAATCTGATACAAATTGCAGAAAAGGGTAGAATGCTTACAGGTAAAGGACAAGAGTACCTGAAGCGTTATGAAGAAAAAGAACAAGAATCAAATCAACCTTTTTGACTTTTGTAAAGTATTAGATACTGATTACGCTGAGTATGGTGGAAAAATAGCAAGAGCAGATATTAATTATCATTATCTTGATTGTAGTGCTGGCTGCAAGCATTTTATTCCCCTGTATGATAAAGCGAACAGAGATTTAAATTTAGATTACGGAGTCTGCACTAATCTTCGCAGCAAGAGGTGCGGACTCCTTACTTTTGAGCATCAGGCTGGATTTGGGTGTTTTGAGATCGAAGGGTACGAATAAAATTTTGATAAATCCTGATGTCTTGCATAAAATAAGGTGTTATGAAAAGAATTCTAACATTATTGTCGTTGGTCGTCTCACTATTCGCAACTAAGGCTTTAGCCGAAAACGTAAAGGCGAGTACAGAGGCTGGCTATATGTCTCACTACATCGTAAACGGCGTTGCTCGTACTGAAGCGCAAGCTTTTGGTGCAGTAAATATTGGCGCAACTTATCTTGGAGTTGATGCCTATCTTGGAGGAACAATTATTCCCGTTTCTTCCGCTCTAGACGAGTCTCACTGGACTGCTGGCGTAGGAAAGGGATTTAAGATTGTTGAAGGTGTGACAGTTCGCCTAGATGGTCAGGCATTTCGTCACTTGACCGCGATTCCCGGTGCGCCAAATTCAACGGAGGTAGCAGGTATTCTTGCTATTGAGAATATCGTCGCAACTCCTTATGTTAAGGGTACTCATGATCTAGATCTTGATCAGACTGGTTATGTTGTTGGCTTGAAGCGTCCTACTGATGTATTTGGCTGGTTTACTATTACTCCTCTCGTTGAGTATGGTAAGTTCACTGATTATGATTTCAAGACGGCGAAGCTAACCGTTTCAAAGCTCCTATTCAATCATCTTGAGCCTTTTGCTGAAGTTGGCTATTATGATAACAATTTCGGTGTAAGTAAGTATAATTTTGCAATCAAGGAGTTGAATGATTCTGTGGTTGCAGTTGGTGGACTTAGGTGGAACTTCTAAAATGGGGATAAAGGTTTGCGGTGATCCTTAAAACCGCTTTATTGGGATATTACTTTATTGATAAAACGTTTTCTAATGCGAGTATAGCTTAATGGTAAAGCGCGATTTTTCCAAATTCGACATGGATGTTCGATTCAACCTACTCGCTCTCCAATTTTTATGATACAAAAAATAAACGCCTTCTTATTTCGAGGCAAGATAGACGAAATAAACTCTAGAATTTGCGTCTGCCTTCGAAAAGATGGCGCATGGGATGAAAGCTCTACGTTTTATATCTCTGGTGAATTTAAAGATGCTGAAGATAATTTGACTTATAAGCATTTTAATGTAATGTTCGCAAATTACACTGAAGATGCAGAAGGAAATTTCACAATAGAGCAGTTTAATCCCTTGACTTTGGAAGATAAAGAGCAGACAGTAGAGGGTCTTTACCTTCAGAAGAAGTTTTTCTCGACGGTTGAAGACGGTTATCAGAAACTATTAAATACTAATAATTAATATGGCGCACTTAATCAAAGTTCACGCACTTGACCTGAATCACGACAATGGAAAGGATTATATTCCTATTCTTATTAATTTAGATGATGTAACATCTATAGAGCCAAGCAAAGTCCACACTATCATTTATACTAATAATGGCAGTGCTGGCGGCATCAAAGTCAAAGAAAGCCTCGACCAGATCCTCAACTTGTCGAAGAAATAAATTTTCGAAAAATCCCTTGCGCTCCGCTTTGGCCTCGCCTAAAGTGTCCCTGTCGGTAGGAACTCAACACTTGTAAATCATGCAAATTGCTCCGAAAAACGAGAATTCTGTGCTGCTGTCGGACAACTTCAAGTCCGTATCTTTCGGCATCAAGCAGGATGGGCTTGCCCATATCTTTGGCGTTCTCCGCAACCAACTGTACTCTGACAAGATCCTTGCGGTCATCAGAGAGTATTCTGCCAATGCCTTGGACGCAAACGTCGAGGCTGGCAGCGACAAACCTATAGTCGTCACCGCTCCCAACTCTCTTGATCCAGTCTTCAAGGTAAGAGACTACGGCTCCGGTCTCAATGAAGATGAGATTCGTGACATTTACTCCAACTATGGAGAATCTACTAAGAGAAACTCCAATAAGTTAATTGGTCAGCTTGGCCTTGGTTCCAAGTCAGCTTTTGCTTATGGCGACAACTTTCTTATCAATTCTTTTGTGAATGGTAAGAAGGTTACCTACAATGCTTACATTGATCCTACTCAGATTGGCATGATCGCCAAGATGTACGAAGAGGATACCTGCGAGCCGAATGGAGTTGAGATTTGCGTTCCTGTCAAGTCTAAAGACATCTCCTCTTTTCATTCAAAGATAAAGGAGTTCTTTAAGTATTGGAATCCGATTCCTGATGTTAGGGGCATCGAAGGTTTCCCCGCCGAAAACCCTGCTCCTGTTATTGAGGGTTCTAATTGGAAGTTTTTTATTAATAATAAGGGCATTACTTCTTCTCCTGTTATTGTAATGGGAAATGTCGCCTATCCTCTTGTGCCGAATGAGGTATCTCAGGAGTTTGTTGAAGCTTGTAATCAAAAGACTTTTTACGCTCCAATGTTGAGTGGGTTTGTCTTTTATACTGATATTGGAACTCTTGAAGTCTCTGCTTCCAGAGAGGATCTTCAGTATACTGACTACACCAAGAAGAATATTGGTAAAATCTTTAAAGCTTTCAATGATGAACTTGTTTCAAGAGTCAATGATAAGATAAATTGCGCCAGCAACCTGCTTGAAGCCAAGAGAGTCTATAAAGATTTCTTTGGAGATCTTTTTGGTTGTTATAGTGCGCTGAGTTTTCTTTCTAAAGAGTGCAATTGGAATGGACATGAAGTAGACTCTCCTATTGTTGAATTTATCTTTTCTAAAGATGAATGCCTTGCTGATGGAAAAGAAGCTGCTTCTATTAACTGCTATGGATCAACTCGTCGCTCTAGGAAATCGGTAAACTTTTATTTATCCAACCGTCTTTCGTCAGAGAAAGAAACATTAAATGTTATTGATGACTGCGATGGAAAGAATCTCTTAAAGAGAATGCGTTATACTATCATAGACAAAAAGACTTATAAGGAAATCAATGTAATAAAAGTTCGTGACCAAGCTCTTTGGGATAAGGCTCTCAAGACCAGAGGCATGGAGAACTATACTTTTACCAAGCTTTCTGAGCTTGAATACCCAATCAACATTAATGAAAAGATCTCAAAGCTATCCTCTGCTTCTAGCCAGAAGAATGAAAAGCATACTAAAAAAGCTTTCATCCTCAATACTTCTATGACTAGTTATTCTTCAACTGCTTCAGACTATTGGGATGCGGCAGTTGTTGATATCAAAAACGATTCCGGTATTTGGATTCAAATCGATAGGTTTAAATACGAAGACCAATCGCTTAATTATTTTAATAAAAGCCTGTCTTCTTTTGCTTCTGCCTTGGGAATTACTAACTCTACGCCCAAGATCTACGGCTTCAAAGAAGTTCCAAAAGGTCTAGAAAAGAATGCTAATTTTGTAGAAGTCAAGAAGTGGGTTGTAGAAACCGCATCCAAGAAATTAGAAAATGACGGTACAATCAACGAATTCAACTGTTTCTTAAAACTATCTAACTTTGAACTTCCTTACTCTTATACTTCATTGATGAAGTTTATCAAGTCTATTGAGCATCAAATCTCTGATGATTCAAAAGATTTAAAAAATCTTATTAAAGATTATGAAGAGGTAAGTAACATAATGAAGAATACATCATTTACTCAATTGAAGGCTAGTCTTATGTATTTCAATTGCTATCAGACTTTCTTAGAAAAGCTTTCCTCGCAAGAGATCCATCCCTTTATTAAAAATATGGAGTCTTTTCTGGAAAGAAATCCTATGTTGAATTATGTAAATGATTCTTACTTTGGTTACATGAGAAAGCCTGAATTCGAAAAGTCCATCCTGTCCTACATCAAGTAAAATTTAATAATATGAACATCCCATACATCATAACAAACAACTCAATTACCGTTGTCGTCAATGGTAAAAGTTATACGCTGAACGACGGGCATCCTAATTATACCGCCGTCAGACAAGCGGTCGTTGACCGTAAGTTCGATAAGATTGCAACTCTTGTCGATATCCCTGAAGCAGTGCGCCGATATACTTATGGTAGCATTGAAGTTGAAAATGGTGCTATCAAGTACGCTGGTCGCGTTGTTCATAATTATATTTGCGATAAGATCTTCTCTTTTATGAAGGAAGGTCTGCCGTTTGAGCCGCTGGTCGCATTTCTGGACAAGCTTATGAAGAATCCCTCCAAGAGGGCGGTCACTGAGCTTTATTCATTCCTTGAACACAAGGCTATGCCTATTACCCCTAATGGTAATTTTCTGGCCTATAAGTCTGTTCGATCTGACTGGACAGACCATCATACTGGTACTTTTAATAATAGTATTGGCAATACGCTTGAAATGGTTCGCAACGATGTTTGCGATAATGCAGACGTTGGTTGTTCTAGCGGATTCCATGCAGGATCTTTGGATTACGCTTCTTCATTTGGAAACAGAAATAGCCATCTCTTGATTGTAGAGATTAATCCTTCTGATGTTGTTAGTGTCCCTAAAGACTCTGACTGTCAGAAGCTGCGAACCTGCAAGTACAAGGTTATTGCCGAATACACTCAGAAGCTTCCTGACAACTATACTGAACAGTACAGCCCAAAAGAAGAGTTTGATAATTACACTGATCCTTGCTACTGTGACAAGTGTCCCGCAGAAGAGGGGGATGAAGAGGATTCTGTGCCGATGTCTTTTTATAATGTCAGAGACGAACTGGGACGCTTTGTTAAAAAAGTGAAAGTGTCCTGATGTTACTATTTTTGATATTTGTATTTATAATATCATTCCTTGTAGAATCACATAGAAGGAAAAAATAAGTGAATAAAGGTAGTAGGGCTAAAATCCTGCTACCTTTTTTCTTTTTTAAGATACAATAAATTGTGGAATCTATTAATTATAGAAATGTTTTATATATCAGTCCATCAGGAGATTCTGATTTGGCGATGTATGCCAAGAGGCATATTTACAAATTAATAAATGATAAAGTTAACGTTCTGTGGAAGACTTATAAAATAGATAACTCTATAGATGCAGACAACAAGTTTAACAAGCTTCTTTCTCAATGCAAACATAGACTGCTGTCTTATTCAGAAGTTGTAATAGATGCAAATCCAGAAAGCTGGGATATCATAATTGATCAATTTAAAATAAAAACAGAAAACAGGATAGTTGTAGGAAGGACTTACGACAATCTTGACACCGTTCCAGACGAACTTGTTGCGAAGATTAACAATAGCTTAGTAAACGTAGTAAGTGTTTCTAGCGAATACAATAAACAAACTCTAATTGAATTCGGAATCAATAAACCTATTGTGGTAGACCAATGCCCAGAAGTAGACCTATGGACCTTTGGAGTAGATTTAAAAAATGAAGGCGTATCGGCAGAAGCATATTTAAACAGGAGCATCTTTAACCAAGGGCAAGATGTAAAAATATTAAACTTACCCTACAATCAAGAAAACTTCTTCTTTAATCCCTGTATATTTGCAAAAAATGAAGTCATCTATTTAATGGCAAGACATTCAAAATTAATTAATAATAAATCTTATGAATTCAACAACTCTTTAAGTCTCTATCAACTAGATTCAAATTTTGAAATCAAACAGCAAATCGCTTTAACAATAAGAGACGAAGTTCAGAACGAGCAATACGAAGACCCCAGAGCTATATTTTTTAAAAATAAATACTATGTAGGATGCGCTAATTACATAGCCAACAAAGGCGGGTGCATTCATCAAAAAGTTTTAGTATTTGATGAGTATTTTAACCATATAAATAATTTACATATCAATTATGATGGAAATGGATCTTTCACTACAAGCAATACAAATCACCAAAAGAATTGGACGTTATTTATTTATGAAGACAAACTAATGGTAGAATACAAAATGAATCCTCATATAATTCTTGAAATAGACCACACAAGAGGAGAAGTGGTAGCAGAATATAAACACTTTCAAGATATAAGTAAATTATGGAAATTTGGCGAATGTAGAATGGGTAGTAATCCTATTTTAAAAGATGGGTATTATCATGGATTTTTTCATAGCAGTTTACCTTGGAAAGGGTCAAAAAGAAGATATTTCATGGGATATTATAAATTTGAAGCGAAGCCTCCATTTAAAATTACTGAAATCTCTGAAAAACCAATACTATATGGTAACGAAGCGGATCAAAGACTATTACCAGACAACAGCCCTTTAGCAGTATTCCCTTGTGGTGCTATAGAAAAAGATGGAAAATTTATTGTTAGTTTTGGACTAAATGATGAAAAAATTGGAATAATAAAAGTATGATACAAAAAAATATTCATCAAATTTGGGTTGGCAACGCAAAACAACCGCCGAAAAGAATAATGCAGTCTTGGGTAAATTACTGCGAAAAATTTGGCTGGAAATATCATTTTTGGACAGAAAATGAAATAGAAAAGCTAACTCTTCAAAATCCCAGTATTTATAATTACTATAAGTCAAGAAATGATTTTCATGGAATGTCAGACGTAGCAAGAATTGAAATAGTTAATCAATTCGGTGGTCTTTATTGCGATGTAGATTTTTTTAGTTGGCAAACAGACATAGAACAACTAGTAAATATAAACCATGATATGCTTATTGCTTGCACAGAAAATGGGTATCCCAAAAAAAGCCAAATGCACATGGAGTTCAACTATTTTCCCGGCAGAACAGATTGCGCTTTTCATTTAGCAAATGGATTTTTTATTGCTCCAAAAGATAATAATATTTTATCTTTTATGTTACAACAAATGCCTTCTTCTTTTTTTAATAATAGAAAATATTTTGATGAATCTTTTACAGATTGCGAAGGCAATCCAAGAAGGTTTGGTTCAGCAGATGTAATAGGATGTTTCTTTTTAACTCATTGTGCTAAAAAGCATCCTTTTGTTTTGATTTCTCCTAAATTTATTTTCCCCGGTATAAAATACGTTTCAGAACACTGGTATAAAGACTTTAAAAAAGAAATTATATGCAGTTACATATATAATCATGATGAAAAAATGATAGATGGACTGCTATGATCTTTCCAAAAATATTCTGTTTAACATTAAAAGAAACTCCAAAAAGGAGAGAGTACGCAGAAAACCATTTCAAACAACATAATTTAGAAGTAGATTTTTTTGAAGGCATTCATGGTAAAAAATTCGGCCTTTCTACAAAAATACCATACACAGACGATGTGCCTAATTGGAGTCCAGACGATGGGACTCCTCATTTCATAAGTCAGGGGCATATTGGTTGTATTTTATCTCATTATACTCTATGGAGAGCTATGCAGTATATGCCATTCGGGGAGTATATAATTTTTGAAGATGATGTAGTGCTATGTGATAATTTTAAGGAGAAACTGATTCATTACAAATCCCAACTCCCAGAAGACTGGCAGTATGCATTTATAGGTCATTGCTGTCTATGCTCAGAAGAAGGAAGGTTCCATGTGAGCGAAAATGTTATACAGACTATTGATCCTCCAATGTGTACCCATGCCTACATGATAAAAAAATCTGCTTTGCCAGTTCTCATAGAAACTAATAGTTTAGTTTGGTCTCACATTGACATACAAATAAAAAAGCGAAGTCTTCCAAAGTTAAAATACTATGTAATGATGCCTCCTCTTGCAGATCAAATATCAATAAACAATCCAAAAGACATATCATTTAAATCACTAACTCAAAATGGATAAAATCTATCATTTTATATTTGGATTATCAGAAGATTTCAATAAAAAACCTTTTGAGTATTTTCATTATTTATCTATTAAAAGCTGCTATTTAACTCAACAGAATCCTAAGATATATATGCATTATCTTTATGAACCTAAAGATAATCAATGGTGGGAAAAAGCAAAACAGTTTGTTGAATTAGTTAAATATCACTCTCTTCCAGATATTGTTTACTATTGTAATGATAAAAAAGTTTGGAGAGTAGAGCATCAATCTGATATTTTTAGATTATTAGTATTGAAAGAACATGGCGGGGTGTATGCTGATATAGATACGCTTTTTTACAAACCATTTTTTCCTGCTTTAGATAAAGACTTTGTGCTAGGAACAGAAGCTATATTCCACATAGGCTCTAATCACTGGCAAGTGAATGGACTTTGTAACGCTTTAATAATAAGCAAAAAAGATTCAAAATTCTTAGACTTATGGTTTGACGCTTATTTATCTGATTATGATGATTATGACTGGAACAAAATGTCAGTAAGAAAGCCTTTCGAACTATCTAAAATTTATCCTGATTTAATACAAGTAGAACCAGTAGAATCTTTCCATAAGTATGATTGGAACTTAGACTTTTATCATGAAGATATAGAAGGGGGAGACGCTGGAATCTATAGTAAACACATGGCTGAATCTAAAGTTCACAATGTTTTAAAAAAGATTTCAAGACAATCTTTGCTTTCTCAGAATTCTCTTTTTTCTAATATGTGTAAAAATATCAAAGGCTTATTAGACGAATAGTCTTTCATAGAGATTCTTCATTAAGAATTTTCTTTCTAAATTATTTAATACACAATAGTGATAAAAGAAAGTATTTTCTTTAATGTCTTCGACGCGACAATCAAGAATTGTATTTTCAGGAAAAGTCAACACATTTAAGTCAAAATGATGAAGTAATGCTTTCATACAGTTTTGCTCCCATTTCATGCCATAGCCTTTACCAAAGAAATCATTATCTTTAACGTCTTTGAGAAACAAAAGAGTGTCTAGTAATTTGTTATTATATTCATTATTTTTAATGTAAAAGTGACTCATGCAGATTCCATTCCAATCTGAGTTGCATAAGAAAGAAGTGCTTTCGTCTATTGTTGCCGCAGTCAAAAAAGATTTTTTATTATTCAAAAACAAAGAATCTACATCACTCCATAAGACATAATCATATTTTAAGAAAGCGTCTTTGACAGCGAGCAACTTATTCCAAGAAGGATGAATACCGTCATCAAACACTTTATCATAAACTTGAATATCAAAATTATTATGCTCACAAAATTTCTCAAAAGATTTTATAGCTAAAGGCGCAAAAACTTTAAAATTATCAGTATATAAAGTTGTAAGGCATACTTTCATATTCTATTATATTCTAATGTGTAAAATAAATTAACAATATGATTAAATACAGACAAGAACTATCCGCTTTGTTTCAAGAAAAAAATGTTTTAGGTAAGGGCGTAGAAGTAGGAGTTGGCAAAGGAGAACACGCCAGAACAATACTTTCCAAGTATCTTGGGCATTTATATTTAGTAGACCCTTGGGCAATGCAAGATCCACAAGAATATGAAGACATATCAAACTCTGAAGATCATGAATCAAATCTTTATATTTGCGCTAGTAATTTATCAGGATACACATCTCGTTATTCAATAGTGAGAAAGAAATCTCCACTTGCAGCAAGTGATTTCGAGAATGAATCTTTAGATTTTGTTTATATTGATGCTAATCATAAGTATAGCTTTGTTAAATCAGATATTGAAACTTGGTTCCCAAAAGTCAGAAATGGTGGAATCCTGTCTGGACACGATTATTTTAATAACTGGCAAGACCTTGCTGATTTAGCTCCAAACGGAATAGACAAGTATGTTTTTAATGAAGCAGGAGTAAAACTGGCTACCTTCGGAGTCAATCCAGCGGTAGACGAATTTTGCAGTCAAAATAATTATTCTTTACAAACGACTAGATATGAGTGGTTCGGATCTTGGTATTTTATTAAATGATTAAATTAAGTATTTCTACTTTTTTTGACTTTGAATCAGGTTACAACACCTTGATTGACTGTATACTTTCTGAGCTTCCAAAGCATAACTGTTTAATAAAACCAAAGTCTTTTTCTAGTGATGCAGGTAAATTTGAGAAATATTTTGAGAATATTCCTGCTTTCAAAGAAGACCTTGATTTACTAATTATTCCTCCATGTAACGAGTTAAATTTCTCAAACTTTGTCTTTTTCTTAAATCCTAAAAAAGAAAGAGTAATGTTCACGATGTGGGAAAGTACAAGGATCAATGAAATATTCATCGAACAGATGAATAACATGAAGGCAGTGATCGTCCCCAACCAGTGGAACAAGTTAAATTTCCAGAGACAAGGATGCGAAGTTCCTATTCATGTTGTTAATCTATTTGTTGATACCGAAATATTTAATTATCAAGCTCCCATAATTAAAGATAGATTTGTATTTGGAACAGGCAATAAAGATCCTCGTAAAAGATTAGAAGATGTTGTTAGATGTTTTACTAAAGCTTTCCCAGATAAAAAAGACGTACAACTTAAAATAAAAATATCTCCAAAAGAAAGTTACGATAAAGTTTTTGCTTCTAATAAGATAGAAGTTTGCAAAGAGTTTTATACTAAAGAACAATTAAAATCATGGTATTCTAGCAACGATTGCTTTGTTTCTTGCGTGAGTGCAGAAGGCTGGGGGTTAATGCAGCACGAAAGTATGGCTTGCGGAAGACCAGTTATTGCTGCTAATTATGCTGGGCTTTCTGAGTTTATGACAGAAGATAATTCTTTTTATGTTAATTATAAAGAAGTTCCTGCCGAAGGATTCTGGAAAGCTCCCGGCGCAAAATGGTCAAAATATGATGAAGAACACTTGATAGAATCCATGAGGTTCGCCTATAATAACCCAAGCATCGTAGAAGCAAAGGGGAAAAAGGCAAGTGAGGACGCTTGTAGACTTAATAAGGAATTCTTTGTAACAAATTTACTCGAAGTCATTGAAATTTACAAATGAAAGCAATCCTAGAATTTAATCTTCCTGAAGAAGAAAGAGAATATCAAATGGCAAATCAAGCCAGAGATATGCTTTGCGTAATCGGTAATTTAGAAGATGCTTTGCGGAGTTATTTGAAATACGGGCATACGTTTAAAACCCCAGAAGAAGCTCTTCAAGCCATTCGTACTCGTTTGCATGAAGAACTTTCTATTAGATATATAAATATTCACGATTAAAATGATAGAAATTATTCCAACTCTTTCTCAGATTTCTCTTGCTAAAGAAGAAGCCAAGAAGATTGGAATCCTTAATAATTCTATCCTTAGCGGCAAAGGCAATGTGTATGGCGTACTTGGCGAAATACTTGTTGCAGATTACATTAAAGCAGATCGGTCTAATACTTATGACTTTGACTTGGTAAGATCAGGCAGAACAGTAGATGTCAAAACAAAGCAATGCACAAGCAAGCCTAACCTTAATTATTACTGCACTGTTGCTGATTACAATACAAGTCAAGATTGTGAGGTTTATGGATTTATTAGAATATTAAAAGACTTTAGTAAAGCTTGGATTCTTGGAGGCATACTAAAAGAAGACTTTTATAACAAAGCCATCTTCTATAAAAAAGGAGACCCAGATCCTAGCTCTCACATCGGTTTCAAATTTCAGGCAGATTGTTATAATATAGAAATTAAACACTTAAAGCCATTCAAATTAAAAAATGAGAAAAGATAAGCTTCAACAATTGTTTTGTCACCTTGTGCTTACATTTGGCGCAGGTTGCGTTTTGTTTTTGATACTTGTTTTTATTTTTGATTTATGGAACAGGTAGATATAATACGGTATGAGTTCATCATGCGTTACTGTTTCATATAACCTTAAGATTAAGGATCAAGAGTTCGTCTTGTCAAGAGACGAGGTTTATGATATTTATAACCAATTGCATAAAGTTCTTGGAATAGTAGAGCCAAGGACTTCGCCTAGTTATCCTTACCCAACATATCCATCTTATCCTAGTTATCCAACAGTTTTTTATACCGCTGGCACTAGCACTCCCAATAATCCTAACTGGAAATCATGCTAAAGATTAAAATCTGGATGCGCGGAACCAATGAGTACAACCGCGACACAATAGATGGCCCCACTCCTGAGCAAACTCAAGAGCAATTTGAAGATGCTTTTAGAGATGGAGATGAGTGTTTTTGCGGAGGAGATGTCTATGAGACTTGTCCTTATTTTAGTGCTGATGGTTATGATTCTATAAATGTTTATCTTGGGGGCGATGAATATATTAAAAATCAAGAAGAACCAATTTTCACAACCTCAGATTGGAGTCGATTTCAATTTGAAAAAGGTGGTGGCTGCAATTACATTCCTCAAGAACCAGACGAAGTAGGCAAAGTAAATATCTGGTGGTATCATGATATGAAATTTAATTATATCTACTACTGGGAGAATGTCACAGAGTTTGATCCAAAGAAGCTAACTGTCCAGTATGGCGTAGACCAAGATGGTCAAAAATATCTTGAAGAAGTTTACTATAATGGCGAAGCTCCTGATGATTATCATGATCATGGTGATACAGGCTATGGCTACACTGGACCAGAATTCGTTTATCATCCAGAACAAAAATTTGCTGAAGAAGACGAAGACTGATATAATGTAGGTATGAACCGCAAAGGTTTTTTCAAAACTATATTCGGAGGTATTTTGGCAGCAACCGCTGCGCCAAGTCTTCTTAAATCAGAAGAAAAACCTCAACCAATACAAGAATTTCATCCATTAAAATTAAATACTGACGGTAATATTGGTTTAGGAACTTCATGCCCAAAGATTCCATTAGTGGTATCTAGTATTGTCTTTCAGGTTGGAGAGAGACAAATGAGAATGGGAGGAGATGAAAAAGGTGACTTTGAAATTAAATGGCTAGACGTTAAGGAAAAAGAATCCGCTCCTATTCTTAGGATTCGTCAACCAAATGTCGATGCATGGAAAATTTAGACTTCAATGAGCTAACTCCCGAAGAAATCAGTCAGGGTTGGCATCACTGTTACAGTTGGGGAGGGATGCTAATTGGTCCCGGTTTTCCTGAAATGAATAGCTGTGAATGCAAAGTTAATAAAATAATCCATAATCAAATAAAGAAAAATGAAGTTAAACTCTTACGGAAAGAAGATCTTGTTGGTTTCCGATCTTCATAACAACGTTGAAAAGTTCGATAAAATTGTTAAACATGAAGCGGCGGATGTTAATGTCTGTTTAGGAGATTGGTTTGATAGTTTTTATTTAGAAGCTAATTCTGATTACACAAAAACTGCTGCCTATTTAATGCAGTATCTTTCTGTTCCAAACAATTACACTTTGTTTGGTAATCATGACTTGCATTATCTATTTAATAATCATTATGCGATGTGTAGTGGTTATGAAGATAGAAAGTATTTTGCTATCAATGAAATACTAGGATTTGAACGTCAAAATATTACTAATAAGTTCAAATGGCGAATCTGGGTTGATGATTTTCTTTGTACTCATGCTGGACTTTATCCTGATTACATAGATCCCACGGTTAAAAACAATGATGACCTAAATCTTTTTCTTACAAAAGAAATAGAACGTGCGAACATTGCCTTAAGAACAGATCAAAATCATTGGTTTTATTATGCTGGTCGAAGCAGAGGTGGTCCTAAAAAAGGCGGAGGAATTGTTTGGTTAGATTTCAAACAAGAGTTTCAGCCTATTGAAGGTTTAAAACAAATTGTCGGTCATACATACCATAAGAATGGCAGAGTTAATCCTCATCATTTAGACGGTAACGTGAATCCAGCAGATTGCGACAATCTTTGTATTGATAATGGATTAAATGAGTATATAGTATTTAACAATGGTAAGTTGGAAATTAAAAAATTTTTAGATATATGATTAACGACAAGAACGATAATAAGGTACAGCTAATTGGTTACTATGGAAGCGATCAAGTTCACGCTTGTTCAGCTTGGACCTCTACAAGCAGAGACTTAAATGAAGATAAAATTAATAGAATTCCTAAACTCCTTAAGATGCTCGCTGACGCAGGTCATCACACACCTTTTGAAAAGTCTGCTCTTCACTTCTTAGTTGATACAGATATTGCTAGTCACATTCATATTATAAAACACCGAGTTGGAACATCTGTTAATGGCGAATCCGCTCGTTATAAAGAAATCAAAGAAGACAAGTATCTTATTCCTGATGATTGGAAAAATATTGAAGTCACGAATAATCTTGACGTAAATAGTCAACTTAATTTTCCCGGTAAAAA